TTAGCATTACTACAGTTTTATAGGAAAGTCAAGATAAAAATTATATATTAAAGCAGGGATTGTGGCTTTACACTAGGAGAGCCGCAGCTTGTCCTATTCCCCTATACACCTCTACAGCGATCAACCTATATTATCCTGTAACATTCAGGAATTGCCTTTTCAGGTGGTTTACGATAATTCTTGTGCGGGTCTCTCCCCGCTAGTCACGATTTCACTCGTCGGCCCAGTCGCGATCTGGTGCTTTTCTTAAATTCTAGACCTTGAAAAATTACTAGAGGAATCGAACCCCTCATCTCGGCCTATCCCGATGTTCTACCACTAAACTAAGTAACCTACTATAAAACAATCGGCAAATTACAATATAGTATTTCAAGGTCTTGGGCGATTGCCGCCACCCAAAGTTTGCTATTATGTATTTAAACACAAAAGGGGTTACCTTTATCGCAAACTATTCTATGTCATCGTTGTTGTCATAAATTACTATCATATAACAATTCTGTTTTTATACAGTACAACAAACTTATTAGTATGTCAACTTAAATTTTGATGAACCGTCTCAAGATCGAACCGAGGACCTTAAAATTAAGAGTTTTGCGCTCTACCAACTGAGCTAACGGTACATATTTATTCAGGATCTATTGATCCGTATTTGTTTATTAATCCTTTAATAAACTTCTTGTCTGCTGCACGTTTGACCTTATTAGGCTTATCATGTACTCCGGCGCCACTGCGTACTACTGCAAACCCAACTACTGGATTACGTGGTTTAGGTACCGGCACTTGTTTTTGTTTCATATTTTTGCTTCCAAAATGTAATATACGCTAGTTAGTTTACTATAGTAATATCTACAAGAGTTGCGTTTTTATTATTGGTGTCCAGGATCTGAATCGAACAGACATCCTTGGTTTTTCAAACCAATGCTAAGACCACATCAGCTACCTGGACAGATTAATTTGGTGCTTCCAGTAGGACTCGAACCCACAACCTTCGCGTTCGAAGCGCGACACTCTCTCCAGTTGAGCTATGGAAGCATATTATTTTATTGCAATATTATAGATTGTCTATACGTTTTTGATAACGCATACGTTCTAAATTACCGACTTCATGAGACCCGGTTCCGCACCAGTCGACTTCGTTTATAAGCTCGTTGATGATCAGTTTAATCTCTCTCTTGAAATCCTCTGCTTCTGTAATTGCTATTTCTAAAGCAGTTTCTGCTTTTTCTACACGTTGCTCCCAATGCTGTATATACTCGCTAACAGCTTGATTACGGATGGCAACTTCAATTACCCCTCCTGTTTTCATCAGGTGTAGTTCATCTGCAATAAGTTCTTGCGGAGTTCTAGGAAGATTTGTACTTACGATATTATGTTCTGTATTGATCATTTTACTACCTTGATTAACATACTTTTATTATGCACAGATATCCTAATGATGTCAACGATTAATTTAGTAGTCGTAGTAGGTTCTTGTCCTACTGCATTTAAGTAATTTTGGTGCTACAGGAAGGTACCGCTCCTTCTACCACTCAGTTATCAACTGAGGCCCTCACTTTTCGGACTCTGTAACAATTTTCTATATTCTTCATTGAGATCAGCTTGATACTCTTACACTTGATCTACACAACTGTATTCATTACTTAGAAGATATGCTTTATAGAGTCAATTCATCTCGCAAGTGTATTTCCTAAATAATGGTGAACCGGGGGAATTTTGAAATCCCGACACGAAGATTAAAAGCCTCCTGCTCTGCCTCTGAGCTACCGGTACATGTTTGTGTTTGGTGGGAGTGGTCGGATTTGAACCAACTCACTTTACGAACTGATTTACAGTCAGCCACGCCTCTCCAACTGCGTCGCACTCCCCTATTTGGTGCTCTTGGTAGGACTCGAACCTACAACCAACGGATTCGAAATCTGGTACTCTATCCAGTTGAGCTACCGAAGCTTATTCGTGTGATGATTGTCGTGTCATCACATTTACGTCGCCTAACATAGTTAAGCAGACAATGTTAAAATCGCCTGCTATAACAGTTTTATCATAAATCCATATACAACTACAGATGCTGCCAACAACATCTTTTACCAACATATTAGGGCCGCCACTATTCAACATAACTGCTGCCCCTGGTATAATAGGTAAACTGGGCTCTATTCGTTTTTGCACCAGTCTAAGGTCGTTCTTGTTAAATTGTATTTGGATTCTTTTACCTAGTTTGGGTGTGTAGTTGGCTCAACGCTACAGCGGCGCGATTTAACCAGTCAGCTATAACCGGTACCGTTATTCAGCCAGAAAATTCTTGTATGCGCCCGGATTCGCATATAGTTGGTAGTCAATGAAGGTTCTGACCCTACGTCTTTGAAATCCGGTACTCTATCCAGTTGAGCTAATCGGCCATAATATTTCTTTTTGTTATCTCACATTGTTTAGAAGTGTTTAGCCGTAAACATCGGTAAGTTCCTAGGATTATCGATTCTCATTGTTGACTTATCTTGCATTTAGGTGGCCAAACCTGGTTGCTGCTAGAGTCGATTTAAGAACGTTCGCCATCTGTTCAGATAGAAACTGATCACAACTGACTAAACACATCTAAATAATGTTGGTGTGCCGGGTGGGGGTTGAACCCACGACCTTGAGATTAAGAGTCCCTTGCTCTTCCACTGAGCTACCGGCGCATCGTTTGTCGGTTTCGTCTGTGTTATGTTTTCGTTTCATTGTTTTCTTTCCTTTGTTATAGATGTATTGGTCCAACTAACGGGTCCCGAACCTGTATTGATCTCATTGAAAGTAAGGGGTCCTAGGACATTTAGAAGATAGTTAGATTGTGTGGTTGGCTGTCGACTTTCGTCCATTTAACCAGCAAGCTGGCACCGAAATTAAACTCCTAGTAGGGATCGAACCTACGCACATTTACTCGAATAAATATGAACCTTTCTTAGGAGCGGGCGGCATGACTTTCGAGATCATTGCCACTTGACTTTGGTGAGTTCCGGTGGAGTCGACCCACGTGCCGTTGTCAGGATGAAGACTGGGCTCCATCACTCTTACGCAAGAGCCTTACTTGCAGAACCCATATTCTGCATTATTATGGTGGGAGTGGATGGATTTGAACCAACTCACTTTACGAACTGATTTACAGTCAGCCACGCCTCTCCAACTGCGCCGCACTCCCGTTATAGTATTCCTAGTAGATAATAATCATTTGATATCTATGTTTAAGAGAAGTCTTGTCTACTGCGGATATCCTATAGAGTTGACTTGTTCTTGGTACAGCGTATGGGTATCGAACCCATCATCTCTAGGGTGAAAACCTAGCGACCACCCCGTCTAGTCCGACGCTGCATTGTGTTTGGTGATGCTTCTTGGAGTTGAACCAAGGACCTTACCATTATGAGTGGTATGCTCTTACCAACTGAGCTAAAACATCAAATTTATTGGACGACGGTACGTGAATCGAACACGTTACTTGTTAGTGCTATGGGTTTGCAATCCATCCCCTTACCATCCAGGCCACCGTCGTATTATTCTCTTTCTTGGGTCTTTTGTTGTTGCGAAATATATTCTCGGACACGATCGAGGTTTCCGCAAGATGGACATTACCCATCACATGTATTCTCTTTGAGTCAATTCAAAGTTTATCCACATGCACAGCATACATTCATCACAACCTAATGTCAACTACCATTTTTCTCTATACGAGACTTTGCTTCCGCAAAACCTACAAATGTAGGAGGAAGGTATACTCTTCCTGTTGTCTACTTTAATCATTAAAAAAGCCTCCTAGTATTGCTACTGGAGGCTTTTAACACTTTTGATGTATGTTACATCATCCGTGATATTCCTCTAAGATACCAATACGATACTCGCGGCATTTTTCAATGCTAACCATAAACTTGTGTTTCATGTTGCTTGTCATCTCTATTGCTTCTCTTTATGTTCTACTTTGTACGTTAACTATACAATACTATTTATACTGTGTCAACTGTTTTATTTATCATCTTGATGTTTTATTTAAGGTTAACACCGATTTTAGTTAACATCTCAATTGCTAGATCATTTGTAACGTTTTGTACTTGCGGTCTCGATTCAAAAGCATTGATCTCACTCAATGCGTTCATCCATTTTTTGAATTCGTCAGCATCAAAACTCTTATCGTAATTAACCTCTTTGCCCATGTTATGTTCCCTTATTGAAGTGTTGTTACACCAAAGTGTGTTTGTGTTTTATTAGCTATCGCATCATAAAAAACATCAGCAGCAGCATCGAGCTCGTCTTCAGTAGCAAATTGCTCTGACATTGCATTATCTAATGATTTTTGTACACGTTGCCAATCGTCGACTTTAAGTGTTTCTCTTAGTGGATGATACATCATAAACTTTTTCATATTACCTCGCTTTTATAACATTACAACTATTTGATCTGAGTGTCAAGCTGTTTTTGTAGTTCTAACACAAAATTTTCAACAAGTAATTTGGTTATTGTAGACATCATAACAATTTCTCGTTGATCGGGTGGCACATTATGCATTTGATCAATTACACTATTTGCCATCAGTTGGTAAGAATCTACTTCCTTAATAGACAGCATGCCCCAATCGATTGGGTCTCTATGTTCTGCTAACTGTGCTAATTCTACAATCTGATCTACGTATTCCTGACGACTAATCTTCATAACAATTCAATCTCAGTTAAAGGTCCTGGAGAATATACATAAAAGTCGTATCCGTTAATATTTTCAATCCTGCTATACTCACTGTTAAACTTGATTAATCCTGGATGTTTAACTATAAACTTCCATGCACTGTTCCCAATGTTATTAGACGGAACCGAGACTCGTAACAGCTCCTGCTCCGGTGTTTTAAAATAATAAAGGTCAAATATTTGTAGTTTAGCTCTGCGTTCAATCCTGGTAATAAATTTTACAGTATTTACAGCATTATATATAACATGTTTCAACGGTAACTTAACACTGTTATAACTTTTAGTTAGAAAATCAAGTTCTAAGTTTTCGTGATAAAATCTAACAAGTGTCACAAGTACTGGTAAGTGTACAGGATCAATTATTAATGGATTCTCGCATAGCTGGTCAATTATTAGCATCCATTCACTAACAAATTTATCCTGCATTCGACGCATGGTATTTTTATTAGAAAAGTACTTGTAAATTTTACTAGCTAGTTGTTGATGGGCATCTGTAACAATTACAGTTGAGTAAGATCCATTAACTGCTAGTGATTGTACAATATCACTAGCATTAGTTCCCAAATCCATCATAGCACAAATTATACTTAATGGAGATTGTTTAAAAGTTATAAGTGTAGGATTATTGGAGCTCTTCCATGTAGGCACTTGATTAGTAATATTGTTTGAGATTGATGTAAACATAGTAATCCTTATTGATTAATGCAACTGCTAGTTATATAAATGTTAAGTACGAAGTTGCTTTACAAGCAACTACTCTTTGGCTATCGCCAATTCGTATTTTCTTCTTCTTTAAATAATCTAATATGACATATTCATCTAGATTGTTTTTGGTTAGACGGAACCTTTTTACAGGTTCCGTCTAAGACTTTTCATCTGAGATGAACCGGCCTGACATTGGAAACAGGTATTTTTGCATCTCCATGGGCTCTGATCTTTCCCAACCTGCATCGACTACAAGAAAACTATTCTTGTTCTACAACCTCGTTCCTGTGTTGTAGTTTTTAGGAGATGTTTGCAATTGCAAACTAGTGAACACGCTACGCCACCGGCTACGAGCTTGACCTCGGCTGATTCTCAACGGATCGAGCTGCCCCGATCAAATAAAGTTCTATATTGCCTATGTGTTGCCTAGAGTGCCTTAGTATAGTGTGTGGAAGTTAGGTCCACAAACCTTCGTAATATTTTCCAAATAGTATAAACCCTTTGGAAATTCTGGCTTGATACAATTCTATTCCATCAAAGTCTGTTTTGCTAGTATCGTCTTCGCCGCGAATCATTTCGCTGTTACCGGACTCTAACTTTTTCATTTGAAAGTTATAATTTCCGCTATAAAACTGATCTTTCCATCCGTCGTCGAGATTGCTTTCAAATGCAAAAATCATTTCTTTTAATACATATTCCCACCTTAGATGAAAGTAATCGTCGGTGCTCCATTCGTCTTCTTTCTTAGGAGCACTAGTACTCCTAAGATGTTCTGGAACGTCGGAGTCGTCGACTAACGGTGATCCTTGTTTCTCTATTTGCAATCTTTTAAGCAACGGAAGAATAATATGAGAAAGAGTATTGTCGGCACTCCAGGTATCCCATCTGTCAATATGTACTTTTATGGTTCGAGATTTCTTTGAATGAATCCATGTTAACAAGTTATAAAGACGGGTAGTTTTTCGAGTTTCATCAAACAATACAGTAATATCGCCAACTTTAGACTCGGGTTCAACGTTTCCGTGAGCAAGCCACTCACCAAAATTGTGTACCCAATCCGGTTCGCTTTTGAACCCATACTCATCTGCAACTGGCTTTGCCCAAAAGCACAATACACTTGCTAATTGATATGGTCCAAACCAAGAGGTATAGTTACCAATTTTTACACGCATTAACTTAATCCTGCTATCATTTTATAATTATTCCATGCACGTTCGGCACCGGGTGTAGATTTTACTACATCGTTTGTTAAAATTACATCGTACCAATGATGAGGCATTCTTGAAGGAAATGCACCAAACTGCCGGGGTTGATGCAATTTTCCTTGCGAATGCAATTCAATAAAAACGTCCCGTAGCTTTTGCTCGTCGCATGCCGGCACGGTCCTCCATTCTGGATGAATTGAAGAAGAAAAATACAGTTTATTACCGCCAGCATACCCATCCCACAACGATCTCCATGCGGCATCGTCAGAAGGATCGCAGTTTGTGCGAGAAATAACAACTAACACATCTTTCATAAGTACTTTTCCTTGATAAATCTCAAGTATACAACGACTTAATGAAGTTCCAACACGCATTAATAGATCCTTTATTTTAGTAGTTTAATACAATTTTATTGTTTAGTCAACTTTAATTTCTCTGCAATTTTAAAATTGCTTACATCATTTACTGCACTGTTAAGAGCAGCAGCATAATTTATAGCGGTTTGCTCTTTCATAACAATAGTGCTTTGCATTTCGGCTACACCAGTTGTAAGTATTTGCCAAATTTGCTTCCAACGATTTTTCTCCCACCAATGTGTATGTACAGAAAGATGTGTATGTACTTGGATCATAAAGTCGTCTGCTTCAATTTCTAAAGAGTGCGCGTGAAGATCATCGCCGCATTCGCAACGAATGTAATACCACATCGAGTCGCCAAAATCGTGTGTTTTTAAGATACCTTCGGCGGGTAATTGAGAATTCATTATATTTTTATTCCTTTTCTATTGATGTAATGGGTATAATTGCATGTAGGAGATTTCTTCTGCCTCAACTGTAAATGCCCACATGCAGGTAACTTCTACAGAAGTAAATGTCTTTCCGTACCAGTTTTTCCAAGGATAAGTAGGATCTATAGTCATTCCGTGGTGTAAAACATTCATAGAGATAACTTGCATAGCTGCTTTAGTAGCACTAAGTACTAGTGTAGTACCAAACGATCTATCATCTTTCCAAGAACGCACACTATTCCAGAGTTCGTAATTTTTTTTATATTCCATACCACACTGATGGTTTACAAATTCGTCAAAGTCTGATTGAGCATGGGCAGCCTGTGCCATAGCTTTACCTGGATTCATATCCGGCAAGTCTTCTCTCATAATAATGTATAATCTTGGCTCAACCATTTTTTGTACCCACTGCTATTCCGAGGGCTACCCATCCTACTAGTTTATCTGGCGTACTATTGAACACATAAGCAAGTACATATACTAGTGTTACAGCAATTGTGATATTTACAACAGAAAATAGAATATTATTCAACTGGTTTCATTCCTTTTTTTGTAAAACTCTTTGCACGTCTAATCTGCTCTTCGGGAGAAAGTCTACTATTACTAAGGTATTGCTTCCATTGCTTAAACAAGGTAGCCTTAGGATTTTTCTTTGCCATGGGTATCCTACGCAATCTTCAAAATATTTACATACAAGTTCTTGATTGAGATACTTCTTATAAGTGCCCACATGAGAGAATTCTCAAAAATCTGCATTTCTAACTATCAAGAGGATCTATAAATATATTAGGCAAGGTTTAGCTCTAATAGTTTTTCTCTTAGTAGACTTTTAATATACAACATACTGTCACAGTTGTCAAGTAAATTCAGCAGCAACCTAACTTCTTCTCGACTAATGTTGTCGCCGTTTAGTATGTTGTACCCTCGACTTTTCATTTCGTCAACAAGTATCTTATCGCTAAACTCGGCTAAGTCGACGTCGACGCTAATAGTTCGGTGTGTCATGATTATTCCTTCTCTTTTAAGGTTTCAAAATTACGGTATTTTTCTAGTTGTGTATGGTATTCGTCGGCTGCTTTTTTTAGATTAGGATACTGGTTTTCTAAACTAAAGTTTCGATTTATTACAACACCTAAACTGTTTACTATATCTTCGAGAGTTTTTTGGTAAGCCAAAAAAGGAGATAATTCTTCATGTAGCGAGTCAACTAATTTGTAGCGAGGATCATTAATAGGATGCCCACTTCCGGCTGGAACAACTCCGGAATCAATCCAGTTATTTTTTGCCTTTACTATTCCTTTATGTTTAATAAGCATTGTGTAGTTGTCTGTATGGTGCCGGGACCCGCAACTACATTGATAAAATCGTTGTTCCCAATGCTCGATCTTTCTAGTGTTAGCGTCTTTGCTATGGTATTCATCGTTTGTAGCAATTAGATGCCACACATGTTCGTGATTAGTAACTGTTTGCTGTTGTGGTGATTTGTGTTTTTTAAATATATTAAACATTTAACTCTTCTTAACAATCGCTGTTACTATTTCGAGATTATGTTTGGCCTTTGCTACAGCCGGGTACTCTCGTTCGAGATGACTGGTACCCTTGCGATACTTCAGCACAGAGTTGCCATCTTGCATTCCAATATAGTATTCGTATCCTTTATCAAACCGGTTAAGTATCCTGTTTAACATTTGAGAATTTTCTTCAACTATTCGTTGCATAATACTTGCATTTTTATAATATTTTGTAAATTCGTCAAGTAATAATTTTTCTTCACGAATTGCATCTAGCAGTGAATAAAGTTCCTTGCTCATGATTATTCCTTCTCTTCATCAAGATAATCGTTGTTAATTTTTTTTGCGATAGTTTTATGAATGCCCGGATTGACTCTTAATACATGCGGCATCATCTCGTGTCTAATATAGTTTCTAGTATAACACGTATCGGCATTGCTGTCATCCTCAATCCATGGCACTGTATTAAGTTCTGCCCATAGTGTCAAATCTCTTTTTCGATTAAGACGAAACGGTCGAATAACATGATTTCTGCGATAAGGAACCCATTTTCCAGTGCCGTTTAAACTACTCCAGATCCAAGTTTCTACACAATCGTCTAGGTGGTGACATGTAATTACTGGTACTGTGCTAAACTTATCAAAGAACTCGTAACGCTTTTCTCGCCACCATTCTTCTCGGCTAAGTCCCGGCGGCACCGTTCCATGACATGTTCCTACAGTAATTGGAATCATCTTCTCATTGCAATATTTTTGTAAGAAATTGCTTGCTGTTTTTCCGTGCGTAGTACCGTGATCAAAATGTAATACATGCACTCGATGATTACGTCGCAAGAAGTCTAATGCTGCCATACTGTCGACTCCTCCGCTACATGCAATCCATACATTACGAGGTAGTTTTCCTTGTACTTTAATCATTGTGGTCCTTGCTGTTTTCCGTATTCAAATTTATGAGAAAACTTTTCAATACTTTTACCTGCTATTATATTAAGCGTATTGCGTTTAGCCAATGCAGTAACATCTCGATTGTATCCATCAATTAATCCTGGCCAATCTTCTAAGAACATTTTACATTCGTAGCCGTATAGTAATTTTCCTCCTCGACTGCCGCCGCCGCCGGTGTTAATGCCTGTGCCTTTTGTCACATCGCTTCCGAACCCTGTGTTGTGACTAAGTTGATACTCGATCTTTCCTGACCATCCAGGAAATCCCCTCGGTACCAATGTTACGCCGTCTGCTTCTGTGCTCGTGCCGCCCCATTGGGTACGCTTTCCGCGCGGACTACTGTGAGTATTACTTACGCAATCGCTGTAATTTAAACTAAGAAATGTAATCTTAAACCAAAAATCTTCTCTATTTGGAATATCTTTATGTAATAAAGAGTTATAAATCCTGTCATAAAAAAATTCAGGATTCATCTCAACCCAATTTACAATACTAATAAAGTTGGGTTGATTAATAAGATTATTAAACTTAAGATTATTAATTTTATTACGAGCTGCCTTATGCATACGACTTGTACGCAAATTTGCAAGATGTTTAATATAAGACGGCTTAGTAACAAACAGCCTTGCTGTCCACGGACATTGATATGCTTTTGTTAATTTTGCATCGTTAACCGGAATGATAGTACCATTGGATTTATAAACTGCAATTTTTGGCATTTTATTCTCTTCTAGAGTTTCTATTAATCTAATATAGCATCTTATCTATCAGTAGTCAAGCGAACTTCTTAGTAATAGCATCTTGTATCTGATCGTCATCATCTAACTCTATGTCAATATAATCTAATTCGTTTAGGCATACATAAGTAGTTTTTCCCCGAACATACATCATACTTTTATGCCAATGTCCAAAGAAGTGAAAGGCGGGTTGGTGAATTTCACTCATTGATTGCAATGCTTGCGCTGTACGAGTAGGATACTCGGGACCTTTTATAAACCCAGTCTTAAAAAACATCTCGCTAGCAACTTGTCTTGGACAATCATGAGTAATCATTATTCTTGGCAACACTGCTGAATATTCGTTAACTACTTCGATTAATTCTGCTACAGAGCATTCTTCGTCTGGCCACCAATTTACTCCTTCGGTGCGCGCCCACCATCCAGGAGGAGCATTTGGGTTATCAATACTCCACGCGCCGTTTACTGCAAAGCAATCGTTAAAACATAATCCATTGTCAATATAGTTAGACATGTGTAGTTTACACGTATCGGGGTGATCGTGATTTCCTCTAATAAAATAAGAGTTAGTGTTGATCATATTTTGGTTAAGACTCTCTTGCCAGTAGTCGCTTTGACCAAATCCTACACCCATGTCTCCAAGTTGTATAGTTTTAAAAACGTTGCTAGGACGCTGATTAATAAGCCGACGATAATCATTTGCTAACCCATGCACATCGCCTATGATTCTAGTTAGTTCCATATTGCTTTCCTTATAAAAACTTACGTATTTAATGGAAAGGAGCCTAGGCTCCTTTCTGTAGTATGTACTATTATTTCATGTTCATAAACGGAATAGTACTATTAGGAATCATAGTAGTCGGTAACTGTCCATTCCATCGTTCGGCTTGCACAAGTCCAATCAAGTTTGGATTTTGATTAAGTGCATCACCTCGCGCTCGGATTGCCTCGGCTTCTGCGTTACCCTGAAGTTTAATAGCCTCTGCTTCGGCAGTAGCCTGTGCAACCCTTGAATCAGCGTCGGCCTGGGCTTGAATTACTTTAATCTCGGCTTGTATCTTTTCTCGTTCGGCATTTTGCATTACACGCTGCACTTCTACTTCGGCTTGCATCCGCTGCTCGATACTTTGTTCGTAACTTTCACTAAAATCGATATTCTCTAATTGGACGCTTTCAATAATAATTGGTCCAACTACGCTATCTTGAATTGCCATTTGAATTTCGGCAACCAGTCTGCTACGATCTTGAATAGCAGTTGCAGCATTAAATCTTCCAAATACGTTCTTACTTTCGTCCATAACTTGCCGATCTAGCAGCCTCGATGAAAGTGCATCTACTGATCCGTAGTTCTTATATACCAATTCAACTTGGTCAATCGGGACCCGGAAATTTACTGATATAGTCAAACTAGCCGTTTGTTGGTCTCTAGAGTATGCTAAGATATTTTCGTAGATCTTAGCTTGACTCCGAACGTCGATGTCTATTACTTTATCAATTATCGGCATCTTAAATCCAAGGCCTGGTTCGGCAACCCCGGTAATTGCTCCATTGCGCAGAATTACACCGCGGTCGCCTTGGTCAACTGTGTACCAACTGCCGCCTAATAATATTAATACAAAGAGCGCAATAAATACGTTTATACACAAAATAGTAATGGGTCTGTTCATTTGGGTTTCCTTTAAATATTTAAGAGGTTATTCGTCGCTGTCTTTTTTGTCTTTGAACGATACATTATAGTAAATATAATGTAATCCAAATACAATAACTATACCGATGGTAATTAGTCCTAATAACGCAAATGCTATCATTTTTTAATAAGTCTTTCTCGAGGGTGCGTGGTCGCGGTTAAGTCTGTCCTAGCTTGAATGCCTATCCACATTAAGAAAGGAAGATACGCAAATACCATAGCAATAGCAAGATTCATGTTGTTATCCTTGTGTTCTATAATTATAATGTACTTGATATTATACAATGTGTCAAGCGTTATTTGCTAGTTCAACTTTATGCCCTTTTATTCGTAATAGAGTAACATGTTTAGGTTTAAGCCATTTTGTTTCGTGCATCGGCGGATAGGTTACTTTAATATTTGGATAATATCCTGGCCCTATATTAAAAATTGTACCAGCTTTGATTCCATTAGATACACTATATTGTCCGTATTGAATACTAGACGCTACGTCAACGGAGTTTTCAATTACTGGGTATACATTATAACTTTTAAACCCAAGAAACGGCATTCTAACCGAATCAATTGCTACTTTTCTCTGCTCTATCCTTTTTTTAAATCCAATAATATAACGAGACATTACATTTCTCTTTAAATAATCAAAAGTCTTTAAAGTAGAGTTTTTCATATACATTTATTCCTTTGTAAAAAATTTCTATATTGTGTTGCTGATACTACAGTAAACAATTTACAAGTAAACAGTATGAGCTTTATCGTTATCGTATGCCGGAACAGCAAGTATCAATGCAGTATAATTTTTGTCTCCGCGTAAATAGATACGGTTAAAATACTCGCCACGAGTCGTGCGAATCATAATACCGACTGCCCAATTGCCATTCTGATAGGAACAATTATTACGGTATATAAATTGTGACTTAAACAATTTTCTGCATGTATGTCTATAACGATTAAAATCGTCCCAGTCTGCTGATTCAAAATTTAAATAACAATTAAATCCAAATTTATAAAGGTTAAATCGGTTATCTGTTTTTTTCAAATTCATTATATTATATTCCTAAGTTTAAAATACAGATTAGCTTGCAGCCATCTTAATGTTATTAAAGAACTATGTTTTCTTCGACGCAAGGAAGTACAAGATGTGATTAGTTGTTTTATAAATGACTACTGAATTACATTATTTTGTGGAGCACTATGATAAAGCGACGATCCATTTTTTCTAATCATATCCACTAGTAATTGAGGCGATTGCACAGCAAGATCCCAGAGCTGATCCTCGTTAACGTCGTCACTGGTATTAAATATCCACATTTCTGGACTACGTTGCGGATTAAATCTTGCTCGCATTAGCATAGTATTAACGTTAATTGGCGGAAGGGTAAGATCCTTACCTGCAATAGTGTTTATAAGACTATCGCGCTCCCACCGGGTCATGTCTACAATAGCTTCAAACCCGTTGCAATCCCAGTAACAAACAAAAATTTTATTTTTTGACATTGAATTTCTTTCGTTTACTATTCATTTAATTATAAGTAGTCAATGTTACCATTGGCTATATTTAAGTAATGCAAAGGTTAGATCCTTTGGTAATATACTACAATAAGGGCTGTTGATCCATGATTTAAAGTCGAGATTGACTCCGTTGATATAATAGGTTGCAGTACGATCTCTAGAATTCCAAACTGCCGGGCCATCTGTTCTATGTAACTTCTTATTATTCATCCATATTTCGCTACCATTGCTTAATTTAATGCATGTACTATTTGACACTTATTATTTCCTAACTGAAATATTCACTATATTTTACAAGAAAAAAAGTTCTCTTTTTTTCTGAATAAAAGTCTAACATTATACAATTTTTACGATATTTCTGGCAGGATTTATCCCAGTCTTTGTACTCTCGAATAGTAAATCCTAGTTTGGTCTTCATCTTTTCACGTATCAAAAATATACTTGCAGGATAGTCTTGTTTTAATTTATCTAGTAACTTACACCATTGCGTTATACTAAGTTCAACTGGCTTATTCATTGTCCCATTCTTGCCATCTGATAATTTCTAGATCTTTACCAGTACCAGTAGTTTTAAGATACCCGTCATCTATCAACTTATCAATTGTAGCAGCCACTACTTTCTGTGTATTTGTTGTTGTTGCCATAAACCACCCGGTTACAGTAAAAGCTATCGCTGTTAGGAAAATAGTAATAGTAGTTGCACTCAGTAACAGATCAATCATGTTGGGGTCCTTTAATATCTCTCATTATTTTTTTATTTTCTTCTGCTATTTCTTTTTTGGAAGATTGATAAACTTCACGTAACATAAAAATTACTATAGGAAGTAACCAGAATACAAAGATACCAACGATCGATGCAATTTCTGGATTGATGTGGTACGATTCTTATACTACCGCTTTGGTCCAAAGCGGTAGTGATTAAATATACTAGTACTGCTATTGTACTTGAAATTTTCCTTAAAAAGCGTTTCCATACTCGAATCATACTCGAATCATATTAGTTGTCCATCCTTACAAGTCTTACATAGTTAAGTTTATTCACAATTAAACCGGTATCGTTACACATTACTTGTGATTTAACATTGGCACTAAATCCGTATACCTGCGATATTGGCATTTCAAACTGATTGCTAAACATTACCAAGTTTTCTTTAAATCCTGCAGTGTAGAAAAATGTATTGTATGTTTCACTGCGAATACATTTAAGTAACGTTAGCTCGCCAATAACTTTTTTACAGTTAATTGCAGCACTTTTGCTAAATTCTAATTTAAGTTTTTGTTTGTAAACCAGTTGGGCAAGTTCTCGTTCTACAAAAGTAGGAAAGTATGCTAGCACACCTATTAAGGAAGTTGGGATTTTTTCTTGTGCATATGTTGAAAACATATCGGACTGAAAGTCAGACAAATTGCCTAATGCCAATATAGTATACCGTTTCATATGATGATTTGCGGTAGCCAACGCTGTTCGATCTTGAGCAGTAACGATCATCGGTAAAAAACTACTAGTTATATAAGAATGAGATTGGAGATATGTATTATAACTAATCACGTTGGATTTGATTAATTCTTTGTTTGCAAATATTGCAGGGCGCTTACTTGTAGCTTCTTGCGTCTGTTTGATATATCCCCGGTTGGTACGTTGCGCCGCAAAAGCCAACTCGAGAACCCGAGTAGTACAATATTCTTTTAATTCTACTCGATCTGACATTTTGCTCTCTTTATTAATACGTATGTGCTTTTGTAGCATGTGTGTATTAGAATGTCAACAATTATTACAACGGTCGCAACCCGCTAATTTTAACATCGCTTCCGTATTGTGCCTCGAGTAATGCCTTTGCTTGCGCACCTGCAATAGCCTGAACTGTTACCTTTGTAGGTCCGTTGTGCAGTAGAATAATTGCTTCATAGGTTCTCGTGTTCATCTTGTTTCCATTTTTTAACGTAGTCTCGTTGTACTACACTATAATAGTAGTAGTATAGTAGTATAGTATTATGTACATGTCAACTATATTCTGTAGGTGATCCTACCCTTGTCAAGATCGTAAGGAGTCATTTCAATTTTAACTCTGTCTCCTTGTACTAGTCTAATCCTAAACTGACGCATTTTACCGCCGGTATAGCATGTAACCACATGCTTATTATCTAGTTCTACCTTAAACATCTGACTAGGCAGGACATCGACTATAATGCCTTCTAGTTCAATAGTTTCATTATTCTTTACCATCAGTTACCTTTGTAATTGATAGTTCGCCACTTTTTAATATTTGAATTAACAAGTTGTCTCCTGGATTCCATCCTAATTTTTCTACAATTTCTGGAGGAATATTCATTAATACATTCTCCGGATCGCCGTCTATTTCTGTAAACACTTCGTCAACAGAATATGTTTTATTTATACCTTTGGTCATAATAGTTCCTTTAACCGTCTATTTAATGCCTGCATGTTGCTAAATACATGTAGCAGAGCGTGAGGGCGTCTTTGTAACGCAAGTTAATACAATGTTATCCTCCTCTTTAGAATAAACTAATTTGTAGCAAGTATGCGTTACTTCTATGTAATTCATATCCTAAGGTGGCCACTATATTAATTTTCCATAGCAATGATGGAGAATTATTTCTTTCAATTTATTTATGCTGAAATAGATCCTAGTTGTTTGAATAAAGAGCCGGTTTCTACAACCAGTCTATGTCGTTCTGCTCGGAGTTTACCGTCGCTTCCGAGTCTTTGTGGACTATGTGTATAGCGAATTTGACACAAAATATTTGACGGATTGTTGCGTTGTTGAATACGAATCCGAGGCTTGCCTATTTGATCATAAATTACTTCAATATCAACCGACGTCAACATTGCAGCTAATTTACGAATAGACTGTACTGAATGTCTACAATTTTTAATATTTATTATGTCGATACGCGAATCTTGTTTAGTTGCGTGTTCGGTTATAAATCTGATTAGATTATGCATTAAAACCGATTTATCTTGAGATTCTAATGCATATGCAGCTTGCTTTAAAATGTTTTTAATATTAGATTTTGGATTATCATTATAACCGTCTATCGGTGTTAACTTGATTCCTAAAAAACTAACAAAATCTTGCATGTTCTCAAATGTACGAGGCGATGCTTGCCCTATTCGATTACTATTGTTTTTAAGGCTCCAGCCTTTTAGCACTTTTTCTGTATTACATGGTCCTACATGAGTTAACAAGATATCTGCTTTTGTACTCTTTTGTGATTCTTCGCCGATTGCTTTAATTTTAATATAATTTTTAGAATTATTATTAAAAAATAAATTACTGTATTGTAATATAGAATTGTCGGTATTTACAAATGCAATAATTGCTTGCATTTCGGTTGACATTGCATTACATGTATGCTGCCATTCTTTTGCATCTGCAATATTCTTTACATTGTTAATAATATTTATAAATTCAATATTATTGCCATTGTTGTCAACAAAGACAGATACTAGATCATCCGATAAGGAAGTAATACTGAGTATGTTGGTAACATCTTCTTTGTTAATTAGCTCGGGTCCTTTAACAAACTTAGCAGTGATCGCAGCACCTAATAAGTATTCTGCTAGATGCCCCTTAGACGATCCAAATTTCAGTTTTGTTGTATTAGTCATATTAGCCTTTTAAATTTCTGGAAATAAACATTTTTGAATAAAAATATCCACATCAACGGAACTAAGTCCAAGACTTACCATTGTTCGTGGGGTATGAGGATTTTGTTTTTGAAAATATGCATATCGATTTTGTGCAGCGCGATTTATATTTTCATTGCCTGTATGATTATAGATGCCTACTAATGAAAGATAGTCGTCTACATTAGCTAGACTTAAATCCACAATTTGAGCTAGTTCGTCTTCTTTGCTTACATTGCCTGCTGCTATCATGTGTGACGAAAAAATAGCCTTAGCCCATTCGGGCAGGTCTCGAGACTTGCGCCACTCTAGCCGAGCTGATTCAGATCCAAACGCCTGAATCATTTCATGAGACGGATCGCTACTAGCAGAGTAATCGTGAAAAAACCCTGTAATTTTGTTTTTACCAGCAATAACATCTAGCCCAAATATAGGAGCAGAATTATGTAAATGCGGGAATATGCAACAATGCATCATCCACAGCCCTCGAGTTTCGCGCGCATCAACTACATCAACATGTGCTCGACGAAACGTATTACTAGTCCACACTCGATTGACCCATCCTGGACGATTAAATTGTTCCATACCGGGTTCAAATACTTCAGAGCCAACAGTGTTAAACTGTTTAATTAAATGCTCTTGTATTTGAATTAGCGCCTTCCATACTTCACTCATTTGTTTTATCTCTATAAATGTAATATAGTTTCAAGGCTCGATTATAAAGAACATTGCACCCTTGATCTTTTTCAATTTGGTCTACATATAGCTGCAATGCTATTGCAATAATTCCGTTATCGGTATCTAATACAGATTCGTTAATTTCTAATTCCTTAAATAATGTCATAGCAAATTCAAAACATATATTTGCTTCTGGTGCCATTTCGTCGGATAACATATTACGTATTGTAGATTTCAATACTTCCAAATTGTCAAAATCATACATAGTACCGGACCCTGGATTGCGTTTGCGAATCATTTGTCCGCCGTACATATCGCCAAAATGTCTTACATAAATATGTGCTAACAACCTATTTTTGTCTTGCATCTGCATTACATAGTCTATATATTCAGCAACAACACTACATAAGGATATACTGTTAGGTTTGATATCATATTCGGTTTCTATCTCGGAAATATCTGCAAAAATTCGTTGTGCTCTTGCAACATGCTCTATTCCAACGAGAACATTGCAAACAGTTGCTTGATTTTCTAACGCTTGATATATTGCATGTTGATTGCTTAAATATCTGTGATATTCTTTTGCAGACATACCGTTTAACAACTTACGAGCATGAGTAGTGCGTTCTGCACGTTGATGATTAGCCCATGTTAGCTCTTTTAATGTACTCACTTGTCTTCTTCGATCTTTAGTCGAAGAGGAAATCCGTTTTCTTGTGCAGCGCGAGTTGCTTCTCCAACTTTTTGCTCGGCAATCTCGTGACTGTAAACTCCTACTACTCCAGCACCGTTATCGTGTATTTCTGTAGTAATAACAGTTGCACTTTGTTCACTATGTTTAAACAAGTCAACTAATAAAGATACTACAAAGTCCATCGGAGTTTGGTCATCATTAATCATAATAACTTTATATCGTCTGGGTTCTTTTTTATTTAATTTAGTTTTTTCGTCAACAGCTATTTTAGTTTTCGTGCTCATTATATTTCCTATGAGTTATGTAAGTAGTGGGTAATCACTACTTACATTTATCAATGATAGATTGTTTTAATTTAATTTTTGAATGTACTTACATTACATTATAAAATGTAAGTAATAGTCAGTGATAAAGTTTATCACTAATTGAGTATTAAATACTCTGATCTTTAATCAGTTGCTTTTTAAACCGTCGATTTGCAGCAAGTTTAGCCTTACGTGCTTTGGTTCCTTTACTTTCAAAAAATTCTCTAGTACGCATTTCTTGAAATAGTCCGTCGTCTGCTAACCGCTTTTTTAACTTGCGTAAAGCCTTGGGTAGATCGTTATTATAAACTTCAACTTTACTGCCTCTAACAGATTGTTCTTTAGCGTGTTTACTCATTAGTTCCTCTAATTATGTTTTCAAGCATTACAAAATCATATATCCGATTGTTGCTTATTAAATTATACAATAAAGTCCCGTCATTTGTCAAGTAAAAAGTATTAGGCTGTGCAATAAAATAAGAAATAAAAGGTCTAACTTTAGTATCACAGTTGTCGACATCAACAATCACCATATCAACTTTTTTAATTAAGTTAATAAGCCACCCTACATTATCAAATTCACTATCGTATAGATATAAATTTAAATAAAGAGTTGACTCACCGAGAACTTGATTGAGCTGGTGCTTTCTGTCAACTGATGGACATATTAGCAATATGCTATATACATCGTTATTTAGAGTATCAGGCGGGGTGATTAATGATATATTATTCAATTTACTCGGTTTCAATAGACGGAGATGCTATAACATCCCAGGGAAGACTAGTAATCTTCCCTTTTATATACTGGTCTTTCCAGAATTTTATATTTTGAGTTGGATTTTCTAATTTCCAAGTATTTTTAGATGTTTTATAAGTATCGTCTTGCTCGTTGATAACTAACTGAGTGTACCGGGCAAGTTGAAATTCGTCCATTCTTTCGGAAGAGTCTCCTCCATAATCACTGGTTCTATCTGTGTCACGCATCTCAGTGGGGCTAGTTTGGTTGATTGTTGTATAGGGTTCGCTAACAGGGGTGCAAATAGAAGGTGAGGTATTAGAGACATATTGGTTGTGACTTTCTGTACAAGGCTGATAACGATTTAGTATTTCCTGAGTTTGGAAATTGAACTGATTATTTTGTAAAGTTATGCGATCTTGTTCGGTAGCCGCTAACTCTTTTTCTGTAGCTAATTTTTCAGCATAATAAGTTTTAAAAGTAGTTTGACTGGCTATTAGCAATAACACGGCTAATGGATCAAATACAAATATTATAAGTAATATTACCCATTGAACTGATTTTTCTAAAAGATCGGCATCAGCAGTACCTCCGTACACAAATTCAGCAAGATATTTAATAGGACCGACTTCGGCTTCTAACTTTCTGTACTCAATTTGTAACACACTTTTCTGTTCAATTAGGTTTTCAATTACATTATTTGCATTATTAATTTTTATTTGTTGCAGATCAACCATATTGTCAATTTTATTAGTATCCTCGATTCCTAACTGCAAGCGAACTCTTGAAATTAGTCGATTGCTATCTTCAATTTGAGTTTCAGATAAGCTCCTTAGTCTAGAGATTTCATCTCTAGCTGCTACGATCTCCGGACGAGGCGCAGACCTAATAGCATCAACTTGTAATAATACTGCGTTACGAGCTGTTTCTTGTGTTTCTCGATAAGATTGTATTCGGCTACTAGTATTTGATCCTAATTTGCCATCCTGAACTGCTCCTGCAATTCCTTGCGCGATCTGGATGTCGTTGTTAGATAGTGCTGTTGCCAACGCAGAAATGTTAGCATTTATACTTGCTACTTGATCTAACAACGGAGTTATTCTATTTTCTAAAGTTAAATTGGAGTTTGAAATTAATGCCAACTGTTCGTCAATGGCAGGTTTCATACGCAAATACGTACTATCTATCCTTGACTGCTCTATTTCAATCTTAGACTGGATTTCTGCATCGGCGTTTGTTCCGGATGATCGAATGGTAGATATCGTCTGTTCAGCAAGTTGAATAACATTGGATTGACGTTGTAAATCATCTTCAATGCGAGCAATTTGTGCTATGCTATCTTGTGCTTTGGAAGTTTGTTCAATATGTGCCGAACTTAAGAATCCAAAAATTCCAAGACTGGTGATTAGCATTAGTACAATAATTGCTGCACTAAGATATCCTTTTAACCACCAAACGGTTTTATTCCAATAACGATGCAACCATACTGCGGTAACTAATTTTGCAATTTCAAGAGTGCTTCCCATAATTATAATAGGAATTGCTGCGCCAGCAAAGATGGCAACTAATCCTGCTACGCTGTAGAAGATTGCAACAGCACTAATAGCCAGTGCTGTAATTAAAACTAATATACCTAGTATCATACCAAGTTATTTATCGTCTTTAAATTAGTTACGGCGCATCTGTGCAATATCTATCGCATCCTGTTTTTTATCTGCAAAAACCGGAACCATATTTGATTTGTGCATTGTTGCTATTCCTAGCAACTTACGTTCGCCGCTGTAAATATTCGGGGCCTTTGCAGCGCCATGCCCGGCAACCTTGTTACTTAAACTTACACTAGGCTTAGTAGATCGATAAGGAGTAGTATCGCTAACTACTATAGTCAAATTCTTTTTGTCATTTTTAGTTTTGCCTACTCCTATGGCCTTAAGCCATGCTTCGTGGTTTTGTTTGGCTTGTATTAATCTCTTGCTGTTAGACTTCTTAACTTTAGATTTAAATTGTACTGTAATCTTTTCAAGATGCATACTCATAGTAAAGTTCCTGCTATATTAAAATGTTAGCAGGAACCCTGCTAGTAGTCGACTATGCTGCACGTTTCCAAACTTGCTTGGCAGGAACACGAACAAAGCGCTTGTTAGTTTCGCTAGCGTTAGGATTAGGCATTGTAATCATAACGTTCTTACCGGCATCAAATGCACGACGCTGATTAATTACTCTCTCGCCGCTTGCAAGGTAGTCGGCTCGAATAGCAAGTGTAATATTCCTTGCCACACTGCTGTGGATTCCGGACGATACATTGCCTTTGCTTTTGCCGCCTTTTTTAGCCATTTTGTAGATTCCTTATGTTATGTTGTTAATATAGTTACTATATACGAGACTGACGAAAGTGTCAATACAAAAGGCCGCAAGTTGCGGCCTTTTGTTACCAGTTATAATTACTTAGAATCGAAAAGCTACACCAATATGTGCCTGTGTGGTGTCAATGCTATCATCAAAACTGCGCACAATTGCCGGAGTAACTGTCAGTTTATCGGCTAATGCCATGTCTAGACCTAACTTAACACTGCCGCCATTGCGAGCAAAGTCGTTGGACATGTTCCAACTATACGTTACTTCTCCAAATCCTGTGAAAACTTCACTAACTTGATATTCTACACCGATAATTGGTGTAGTAAAAAAGTCGCCATTTTTAATGGTGCCCTCGGCAACAACATATTCTGCATTCAAAACACCGTATAGCGACATTGCATCAGCATTATAAGTAACAGTATAATCTAAACCAAGCCCTACTGTTTCTGCAGAACGAAGATGTTCTGCATACACGCCAACTGTACTAGTAACACTATCAGTAAGGACGTAAGTTAGCAATTCGGCGCCGACTGTTGCCGAAGTGTACCCGATGTTTTCAGTACCGACGACTTCGAGGTTATAGCGACCAAACTCGACAGTAACACTTGCAACAGTGTTATCAAAATTTTCAGTAGAAGACTGAGCAAATGCAGATCCGGTAGTCAGTGCAAGTGATGTAATCATTGCAATCATTGTAGTTTTCATGTTAATTCCTTTTGTTGTTTAACAGTTATAATTATAGCTTCTATTTACGTGTAGTCAATCGTTTTAACCGGAGACCCTCCGGTTCTAATAATATTGCTGTTTTGTTGTTGCGATTTTGCAACGGAATGATAGCAGTTTCGGCTTGCCTACGGTCCCACCCAAACTTCTTCATAGCATCCTTATACATGTGTTCTTCATCCATAGTGCGAATGAGTGTATACAAATACTGGTCAATTTCAATCCAGTTCATTTCTTTTTGCAATCTTTTTCAGCTTTAGTAAGCTTTTGATTCCATGTATAGTTGCTAATACCCAATTCGCTTGCCATAGGACGAGTTTTTCCTACAGTAACAGCACCTCCTCGGCTTAAGAATTCCTGTATCAAGTCAGCATCTAGATTTTTCTTAGGTAACGGAGTCATTGCCATGTTGTGTTCCTTTGTTACTATTATCAGTGCTACACTAATACATTAGCACAAAGTCATGTTAGTGTCAATACAACTGTATTATACTTTTCTGATTGAAAATTCGTTAGTATGATTAACATCACCGTTTTGGAGTAGAGCGTTTTGTATACTACTATTTAAACATCGCGAATGTGTGATTAACACAACACTAAGTAATCAGCCAATACAACTATGTTATATCTTTTTTCCGTTGGTGACATACAATACAGTTAGCCTAAGCAAGGGTACAGCATGAAACACACTGTACCCTTGCAACTTTTCTGTTTCTAGGTAAGTTGCCAACCCAAGTAGCTTATGCCGCTAGGGCAAAGCTCTCAATAGATGCGTTAGTATTTGCATTTATCAAATTTATTGCGTTAACCGAGCTTTCGCCGGATATTAATCAAATATGTGTTTTAATCCACGTCGATCCTATTTATCGCCCATAGCGTTTATCATTTAGTTGTTTACAAGCACTACCTTGAAGATGTCAATCACCCGTCTAAACTAATGGTGGACGATCTGGGTACCGCCCCCAGGTCCGTTAAATCTATTACATATTATCTAGGACAACAGCCAATATATCTCTGCTGAACATACTTATTTATAACATTACTCGGCGGAAGTGTCAAGATAAATTTTATAAGCATTATTACAATGCTCACAGTCTTTACCGTCTACTTTTCCATGCCCGCCGTTGCATGTGTTGTTACCACAAGATCCGCATATGACTACATCTCGATCGCAATGGGTGCAATACATCCATTTATGCTCAATCGGTGTCATTTTCTAATCCTGCTTTTCCGGTGCCGCGCACTTTGTCTAAATTTTGCATAATGCAATGATCGCATATAGCAACATCAAGAGATTTTCCATTGCCCATTGGGTCAAAAATAGTAGAGCCGTAATGTCCATAGGTGCGAAAGTGTAATCCCTTCATTGGATATACTTCTACGGGTCCGTGCTTGCCCACGTAGTTTATATTATCGAGATCTTTATTACATACAATGCAGGGTATAATGGTATATGTCTTCGAGGTTAATATGTTCATATTTCTTATAATACTCCAAAAGGTCAGTTTCTTCGATACGTAGAAATATTAGATCAGGGTATCTAATATATGCCATAGTAAGTTGCACACCAGTAAGCCATACTATAGTGCCGTTGACAATTGAGAATCCTAATACGTTATAACAATATTTACGGTGCTTGACCTTGGGTGTTTGAGGAATAACTGAATTCCAAGATTTAGTTTTCATAACAACTTTCCCTAGAAACCCATGTGCCGTCTAAATCAAGCGACTCGGTAACATTAAACACATCGAACCCTTGTAACCGTAACAACGTTATGTACTTAGGTTCCATTAAGATTGGATCAGGAGGCAGATGTATTTCTCCACAAGGATTTTTTACTTGCGTACTTGTGCGTTGGCGATCGATTATAACTAAATGCGCAAATACCAGATTTTTATCAGGATGATTCATAATTGTTTTCTTTTAATTTACTATTATCGGTAATATCTATATACCCTTCTAATAATTTAACAGATATCTTGCCTGTTGAACAGAAATATTCTCTATAACCTGATGTAGTTATCTTACGTTCAATGGTTCCATTAACAATGTTTCCAATAGTTGATCTGCTAATTTTTACTACAGACTTACGAGATAGTAAGTTTCTTCCTGATATCTTTCTAAGCATTAATTCGGACAATATTTCGTCTGCATTATCTAGAACTATCTGTCGTGCTTGTACGGCTGAATTTGCAATTACAGTATACCCTTGAAATCTATAGTTATGATATCTGCCACTATAATAGTTGTTTCCTATGTAAACATGCCAACTAGTCATGTTAGCAAGCAGAAGCAATACAGATTTGTGATCTAGATTTTTAATAGCTTCTGTATTATGCAAGCGCATATCCTGTGTTTTGCAATTCTTCTAACAATTTTCGAACAGTTTCTTCAGGCCAAACACCAGATATAACGCTTACTCCGCGATCGGCTTCGTCGATTACATCCTTGGATTCTTTAAGTCCGTAACCAGTTGCTATTCGAATGGCCTTAATAGCAGAAATTTTCTGTTTCACATTACCCGTTAATGCACGAATTGCTATAGTATTACTATGTTGACCTGCTATTAACTTTATTAATACCTGCCGTTTCAGGCTAGGGTCAAATGCATCTAGCATTGCTTCAACTTTTTCTTGACCTTGGTCGACACCAATTTCTGTAATAGCAACACGCATTAAATCAATAACGTGCCAGATTAACTTGTTAGAGTATACAGTTTTCATGTCTTTTCGTCCCAAACAATGCAACGTTCTTTAAACCATGCACGACGGACTGCTTTTTCTTGTTGGGTTTTTGCAAAATATATCCAACTTTTATATCCATTTACAAACATAATTGCATCGGCAATCATAGTTCCTACAAATAGTACAACGAATGTTAATCCAAACATTATTTAGATTCCTTTATAGATGTGTGAAGTGTGTTGTCCACGACTTGAAAGATGCTGTTCAAGCTGGGTAATACATTCTTTTGCCAATGTTGTTGCACATTCATTGCTTTTGCAACGAATAACCTTCAACGGGTTACCATTGGGGCCAATTATCTTTACCGTAGCCGGGTATGCACCAATACTAGTTCCATTGTTGCGCCATGCTAGGAATTTCCATTTTCTTTGATGTAGTTTTAGATAGTACGGGTGCCACTGCCCGTACCTTTTAAATCTAGTCGCAATTATCTTACTAATAAAAAACGGATTAATTCCCTGAATTAACTCTTTCAAACTATTTCCTATCTTACCTTATGTTACTAACTATACACATTCAGTAATTAGTTGTCAAGTAGAATATTAGATAAAGCTATCAACCGCTTCGTCGAGGATTGCGTGAAGTGGCATATTAATATGACTATCTGGTAATATTAGTGCATTATCTAATAGATTCCCGCCGATTGCAGTTATTCCAAAAAAGATATTTAAGTCATCTTCGGACAATACGGCATGAATTTGTTTTGAAGCCCAAACTGCACTAATTAATATAATACTTACGCAGAGTTGTTTATGCCTAGACAACTTATAATCGTGTACATATGCAATTGCCTGATTTTTAATCTCGTAATAATACTGTGCTTTAGTAGCCAAGTCTGTTAAATATTGTATGTTTTCATTGTCCATTATAGTCTCCTTTGGATATACGATAATAAATTAAGCAATAGTATTCAAACTCTGCATATAGAAAAAATATGTTTTTAATTAATTTAAAACTTTATGCGGAAATCCTTTAACTCAACGTATTTATCACTGGTTGACTTTTGTTTGTTGTATCTCTTTGCGGCGCGCAGTTATTAACGGAGTCATGTCATGTAACGCTTGCCGGGCACGAACAGCACTAGCCTTAACACCGTTTGTTTCAAACTTTTCATGCTCTCGGATATATAACAACCACGATAGTTTTAGTTGCTCATGTATCGAGTCTTCAGCTGTCGATAATATGTTCATAAATCTCTTTCCAAGATGTTACTTTAATCATTCCATCAGGAATTACCTCATGAGTATTATAACCATGTTCAAAAAGAATAGGGCGCATTCCTAACTTTTGTCCGGCAATTGCATTTTTAAGTAGATCTTCGATCCAAAAGAATCCAGTATCTTGATATTTACTTAGTGCTGCATCTTTGGGCAAATGATATTCTAGACATTCAACATATGTAAATGCAGATGTTCCAAACAATTTTTCTACGTTCATTTTACGCAGTTTACTAGCAGAAGGATCTTTTCCTAAACTAGTAATACAATGAAATACGTACCCGTGTTCTTCGTGCAATCGTTTAATATAATGCACCGAATCTCGAAAAGCTGGAAGGAATCCGATAGCAGCACTTTTGTTAAACTCTTTTATTTTTTCTATAGCAAGCTCACTGCTAATCAAAAATCGTTCTGCCATGCTGTATACGTTATTTCCGTTTGGTACTTGAGTGAACCCGTTTTGCTCCATCCATACACAAAATGCGTATTCCCAATTACCACAGCATCCGTCAAAGTCGGTAACAATTATTTTATCATTAGTGCCGAAATGCATATTATTCTTTCTTTTTAAACTAATCGAAGTCCACTAGTACTTTGCACATACTGTTTGGCCATATCTGCATCTGTCTTTACAATAAACAGTATCGATTCTTTTCGCAAGGATATCTTTGCATCTGCGCTAGCACTAAATGTAAACGGACCCAGCCCTAATCCCTGCTGACTTACTATTAATGCCAGTGGTTTTTGAATAGTAATAGTTTTTTCAGTTTCTTCTACAAAGCGTGCAAGTAGTTCTTCTCCTGCACTAGTACGAATAGTAATTGTGTCGTGTGTTTTATATGGAGTTTCAATAATCATAAGGTTAATCCTGTTCCGTTGTATCCCGTTTGTTCGATATATTCTACTAATTGCGTATACCCGCCGATTTCGCTACGGTTAATTCTAATTTGCGGAAAGGTCTTAGCATTTGGAAATTGTTCCAACAGTTCCTCTCGATTAAAGTCGGTGCCCAACTGAAAGTACACATACTTTAAATGCCGATCCTTGCATAGTTGTGTAGCTTGTTCGCAGTAAGTGCAATCATTTCTGCCGTAAATTTCAATCATAGTGAAAATCCCTTAAATGTATCGTCGGTTACGTCTTGCTTACTACCTCCGGAAATATAACTGGAAATTTCTGATTCCTGAGGAGCTACTTGTACGTCTGCTCCAGAAATCCAAGATTGTGTCCATGGTAACGGATTACTTTTTACACTATAAGGACTCTTGAGATTAACATTATTCATACGACGAGTGCAAATCCATTCAATATAGTCACTCAACAAAGCAGTGTTGAGTCCAATCATGCTACCATCTTTGAATAGATATTTTGCCCATGCCTTTTCTTGGTCAACTGCATCTACGAACATCTGAATACATTCGGATTCAGTTTCTTGTGCAATTTTTACATAATCAGGATCGTCTGTTTTGAGAATTTTTAGCATTAATTGGGTACTAGCTAAATGAAGATTTTCGTCTCGGGCAATTAGTTTAATAATCTTTGCATTGCCTTCCATTTTTTTCATTTCAGCAAACGCCCATGAACATGCAAACGAGGTATAGAACCGCACTCCTTCGAGAATATTTACACTCATTAATGTAAGCCACAGCAATTTCTTTAATTTATACAGGTCAACTACTACTGTTTCGCCGTTTACTATATGGGTGCCTACACCTAACAAGTTGTAATATCGACTAGTTTGTATAAGGTCGTCGTAATACTTGCTGATGTCGCCGGCGCAATCAACGATTTCTGCAATATCCATCATCTCGTCAAAAATTTTGCTAGGATTGCTATATACGTTACGTATGATATGAGTGTAACTACGACTGTGTATAGTTTCACTAAACGTCCACGTCTGTATCCAGTTTTCAATTTCTGGTAAACTTACAATAGGCGAAAATGCCTCTACTGGTGCTCGACCCTGTACGCTATCTAATAGTATTTGACGTTTAAGATTACTAGTAAAAATGTGTCGCTCGTGATCAGAAAGTTCCTTGAAGTCCTTGGCATCGTTATAAATATCAATTTCTTGAGGTTGCCAGAAAAACCCCAGTTGTTTTTCAGTTAACTGATCAAAACTTTTGTACTTTAGCGTATCGTACCTTTGAATAGTAGGTCCGCCACTAGGGTCAAGAAAAGCTAAAACTTTAGTATGATCGGTTTTGTTTGTAATATCAAATACACTCATTGGTAGTCCTTTTTATTATTCTGTTAACTGTAACACGCTAGTTAAAGCGTGTCAACGTTTATATCAAATAGCACAAGATTCGCATATTCCGTCATCGCTGTCTTCCGATGGCAATGTTGGAAGGCCTGCTAATTTGTTAACATCTAATTCGCCCTGACCGTCATTGGTTTGGAAGTAGTAAAGCTGCTTTCCTCCAAATTTGTAAAACATTAATAATTCTTGTAACATTACGCTCATTGGGATCTTTTCATCTTCGTAGAATGCCGGATTATGACTAGTATTTGTGCTTATACCTTGATCGATATATTTTTGTAATACTGCCATAATCTTCAAATATCCCTGCGGCGACTTTTGATCCCACAGTAAATCGTATTTGTTTTTTAATCTTTTGTATTCGGGAACAACTTGTTTTAGAACCCCGTGTTTGCTTTGCTTAACGCTAATTAAACTACGAGGCGGTTCGATACCATTTGTGGCGTTAGCTACCTGCGCTGATGTTTCTGCCGGCATTAAACAAGAAGTAGTTGCATTACGAATACCAGTTGCTTTGAGTTGTTTACGTAATCCTACCCAGTCTTGACGCTCGACATGAGGAACTAGTTCGTCAACTGCTTTTTTATAAGTTTGATTTGGAGTGATTCCTTGTCCGTATTTAGTTTGATCGACTCTTGTACATGCGCCTTTTTCTACAGCTAGATCTGCACTGGCTTTAATAAGCCAATAACTCCAAGCTTCGGCCCATTCGTCTACGAGTGCAAGTCCGTTAGCATTGATATGTTGATAAGTTAGATCGTTCTTTGCTAACCAGTAAGCAAAATTAATAATACCCACTCCTAATGGTCTAAATTCTTCGGTACTTAGTCGTGCAGCAAGAACTGGATAATTTTGATAATCTAGTAATGCATCTAATCCACGAATTGCAAGTCTACATACTCTCTCAAAATCGTCTGTAGTCTTGATATTACCCCAATTTATTGCACTAAGAGTACATAAAGATATACGACCATCGGGGTCATTTAGGTCATTAAGTGGGCGAGTCGGAAGGTCAATTTCTGAGCAATTGTGAACCAGTATGCCATTTGCATAAAAGTTTTCATTTCCTTCTACAGTGATGTCATATACCGGCTCGATTGTAGCTAATTTTGTTATTGTTATCATAATATTCTTCCTCTGTTCCAATTCCTAATAATCGGATGTGTTGCTTTAATATGTTTATTTTCTCGCCGCCTGTAATTCATATTTGCATTCCAGACTTATTTATTCATGTATGTACGGAGAAATTATTACTTACAAATTAACAACACGTCGGTTTCTGTTAAGTCAACTGCCATCACATAACCGCGATTCTTAGTATAGATTAGATGATCGCCTGTACATTTAATCCTGACTCCTGCTGCATTATCTACAATTTCATATAATTCTGCTGCTGGGTTCATTAATGCAAAATTGGTAATTTTCTTGTATTCGGTTACATCTGTTTCAATATTATATGACCGTACAGCGACGCTATTATGTAACTTCATTAAGTTACCCAAGTCTTCGATGTTGATGCGTAACTTGTTATCGTCGGCAATAATGTCAATCTTTGTATCACCAGTAACACATAAATTTGACATCTTGATGGGTGCAAACTCTGGTAGGAAGCTGCCTTGTTCGTTGGCGTTGTCCACGTTCTGCAAATAGATTCTGCCTGTAGACTTGCGTTCTTCCATGAATGCACTAAACAGATCAATTGCTTTAACCGACTTTTTGCGTACAGTTGGGTTGTGTTCTGCTGCTTCGTATAGCTCACGGAATCGCGGTTGGTCTGCAAAGAATGCATCGTATAATCCCGGTACGTCACTAGGCGAAAATAATGTAATGTTACCGCCTTGAATTAATCTCTCGTACATTAGCTTATTAAATTGTACACCGTAATCTAAATGCCGAATTCGATTTTCTTCTGTGCCTTTGTTGTTCTTAAGCACCAGCATATCTTCTACTTCTAGATGCCATAGCGGATAGTATGCTGTAGCAGCACCGCCTCTTACCGAACCCTGGCTGTTATGAGTTAACACCATCGAGTCAGACACCGACGAACTTGCAAAGAATGTATTAGTGTCTTCTACTGTAATGTCAACATACCCTGTTGGATTTTGTTGTCCAACTGTAATCGAATATAAATGTACAATGCCATTTTCTGAAATAACGTTGTCAAATTCTGTAAGTTCTTGTGGATATTTTTGTGTTACAACATCGTTATCTACAATCATAATTGGATGATTTACACTACAATTTATTACTGTTCCGTTTGTAAATTCTAGTCTAACCTGCCGGTCTTCTGTTACTAGTGTATCCCATTTGTTAACAACTTTTCGATATACAATATTTCCGTCTTGATATGATTTAATTTTCATTCCGGTATTAAGATCTGCAATACGGATTTTTTTTGTGTTTGGATCAATAATATCTTCGTTGATTATTTCAACAATAGTATCCGGAGTTAGGCAGCAACTCTTTACAGCCGACTGGAACAACTTATAAAAGGGAATTACTCCTGTATGATATGCATCTCCCTTGCGAATTGGAGAACCGATAGCACGGATACTGCCAGCGCCAATTCCAATACCAGCTTTTTGACTTACATACTTTACAATGGCACTGGAAGTAGCATTAATACTGTCTAAGCTATCTCCGGCTTCAATTAGCACACAACTACTGAATTGGCGTTGTGGTGTACGTACACCTGCCATAACAGGCGTGGGTAAGCTAATATCGTGTTGACTAATTGCATCATAATATTCTTTAACCCATTTAATCCTAGTTTCAATGGGGTATTCCTGAAATAATGTAGCAGCAATCAATATGTAACACATTTGTGGTGTTTCAAAGATGTCTCCGGTGGCACGATTTTGTACCAGATACTTTCCACGTAATTGTTCCATTGCAACATAGGTAAGAGTTTCGTCGCGCTCGTGCTTAATAAAACTATTGATCTTTTCCCATTCAAGATCACTGTATTTTGTAGTTAATTCGGGATCGTAGAATCCTGTAGCAGTATTACGGTCAACTAGTTGCTTGACAGTACAAGGAGTAAAACTACCGTATACTTCCTTACGTAGTGCATAATTAATTAGCCTGCCGCCAACATATTGATAATTCGGAGTATCTTCGTTGATAAGGTCGGCCGCAGCTTTAATTAACGTTTCTTGAATTTCTTTCGTAGTCATTCCATTATAAAACTGAATTTGACTCTTAATTTCTACTTCGCTTGGGCTCACTCCTGTTATACCTTCACATGCAAAAAATACCACTTGGTGGATTTTTTCAATATTTAGAGGTTCTTTCGTGCCGCCACGCTTAGTAACTTGAATCATAGTGCTGTCCTTTTAATTTTTTTAGTAACTGGATATTTATAGTATTCAGTTCATAGTATATATTGTTTCGATTAATATAGTAGTGGGCAAGTCACTGCAATTTATAGCAGTTTTACGATCGTATCCGATAATCATATTATCTATATGCAATAGATACAACGATTCTGAAGATGCAGTGTCTTTACAAATATGTATCTCGGCGGCAGTTTCTGCAAATCGATCAGTTAATTTCAATGTGTAAAACATACCCAACAATAGTGCAAACTTACAATATTGGTTTTCATTAAGTAGCTGCCATGGAGTTGGCCAAGATTTTCTATCATAGGGGTCAACTTGAAAGTTTACAATTGGTGCCCGGTTATAAAACGTTATTGTGTCTTGTATTGGATTAGGTGCCGTTTCTAAACTATTTCTAAAATCTAGCCATGCCTGTAGCCGCGTTAGTTCTTTTTTATCAAACATTAAGTTTTAACTCTAATAGTGTATGTAAATTTATCATTAACCGTGGTGTTGGTATTAATTACGGCTAAACTTATAGTGTCGTTGACAGTGTTTATAGTATCTAAACTAGCAGTAAATTGCATTGCAGTGCTATAAGTTACAACGTTTAATGACGGTTTTACCATAAATGCATACTCGTCGTTGAGTTGTACTGCAGGCGACCCTGCTCGTGTATCTACTAACATTGTTAATGTGCCGTTCCTAACTATACCATTAAAGTCTTCGGTATAAAGATAGTCAACAATTATTGTACCGGTATGAAGTGCAGGAAACTTTAATAACGAAGATATTGTTAATCTTTCTCCAACCGGAATTTCGTTTGCATATCTATTATTGTACAACGTTCTTCCGGATACCTCTGGAACATATCTTACATTGTATCCAGCATCGTTGATAGAGTTTGGTGTTAGAAATTGAGTACGCTCAAAATAATCCTGCTCGCTAAGATTAGTAATACTAGTAAAACTAATACAAGGCACAATATTTACTATACTTGCACCGCCTCCATTTCCTACACCAAAGAACTTATTACCTTTACTAGTATTATACTCGCCGCTTGTAATTAATATGCCTTGGTTATCTATCATATCAAATGTACAATTTTCTATGGTGTTGAATACCGGTCCGGTATTCATTCCTACCGTTCCTATACTACTGTTTGTACCAAATGCTATACCGTATTTACACATATATATTTTAGAACCATTCCACGTGTTTTCTCTTATGTCATAATCACTATACACTGGATAATGGAATCCGTCAATCTCTATATTCTTAAAAGTATTACGCTTCGTTTCTACTGTACCTGCACTAGTATTTCGGTTATTTAGTAATATACCAATTAGACCGGGATCATTGCCACCAGTAGTCCATGTTCCTACAAACTTAATATTTTCAAATTTACTGTAGACGCAATCAACGACGTTGAGAGCAATGTTACTACCGGTAACTCTCAACGTAAAATCTGACATGTCTATATAACGTGGTTGATTGGGGGTAGCATCGTTATACGGAGTAGTAGTGTCTATGTCGTTGGTACTGTTTACTGTTTTAAATATATCACTGTTGTCACTAACAAATATAGTTTTTTCTTTTCCTGCGCCGCGAATGGTAGCATACGGAGGCAACATAATAGTTTCACTAATAACATAAACTCCGGGAGGAAAGTATAGTATTACTCTATTAGTTACCTCGGCATTGAGAAACAAACTAGATACTGCGGTTTGTATTGCAACTGTTTGATCAGTTCCGTCGCCGGTTGCTCCGAAGCTAGTAATACTGATAAAATCATCTAGTCTTGATTGCAAACTTCTTGAAAATGGAACAGTACTTCCCCAAAGAACACTATTTGGTTTGTAAGTATATTGTTCTACAAGATCAAAAATGTTATCGTGCTCGGTTAGTATCTTTGTATTACCTACTGCTGGAGCACCTTCACTTACACTGCCATTACCAATATACATTTCTTGAGTATCTATTGCCCACCCGAGTTCGCCGGATGCTAGCTGCGGCATTCCTGTTGACGTTAGCTTGCGTCCTCTACGATTTTGAATTTTGGAGATTTGTAAAATAGCCATCTCTTACCCCTACATTAATTTATTATTAGTATTTATCGTATTGAGTATGTTTGATATTCGGCTGTACATCATTGCGGAAATTGAAACCTACTAATGATTTTGATTGCACCTTGTTTTTTATTTTCTTATCTAATTATATAAGCTTGATCTTATTTTGTATGTTTTAACTTGGTATCAACTTTAGTCCCCAAATTAATTATACAAACTTACTATAATAGTCGTGAACGCGATCCCAAGCTTTGTAACACCAGTCGTTCCATTCGCTAGGCCAAATGTCAAATTGTTGATACTCTAAATCTCTTGAACACATAAACACATGCCCTTCTTGTATATCAGTGCCATGTACTGCATTGTGGGCCATTCCGTACATTGCTAACTGCAAGTAATAATCTTCAACCCATTCGTCCTTCTTGGGTTTATTTGTTTGTTTAAAATCAAGAATTGCAGGGTTACCTTTATATTGTCCAACTAGATCAGTTGTACCGGCATAGATACCTGGTACATAAAGAGGAACTTCGCTTCCCCATATCTCGTCGACGTTACACATTGCACGATCTCGTATCACTTCTGCCATGCTATATGCCTTTTGCGCATAAGGATTGCTTCCTGGACTGTTGGGCCATACTCCGTTATCTACATAATACTCGAGGTATTTGTGCATCCGAGTTCCGATGCCGCCTGCTTCGACTGTAATCTCTTGAGCTTTTGCATGTCCTACTCTATTACGCCAGGCCATGAGATGTGTCTGGTCTTTGGTAGCTGATAGTATAGTTGTTACACTTGCCACCGGCGGTCCTCCTGGTACAGCATATCTACGTTTGCCGTCCACTTCGACTCGCTTTAATTTTTCATAAATGTATCTGGGTTTAATTAATGTCATAACAAATTATATAATAAAATTAAACAACTGTCAAGTTATAACTTACTGCCTAGATCGGTTGCACGTTTTGCCATTTGGTTAACTGTTGTTCTAGAGGTTGTAGGAGCTGAATTAATATCATCAATTTCGCTAGTCTTAAGGGTAATTAAGTTTTGTGTAAAATCGCTAATTAGTTCGGCTATACGAGGATCGCTATCAAATGCAAGCTTTAACGTGTCGTAGTTAAATTGCGGCGATCCCATGTTTGACATGTATTTGTTTAATTGGTTAAAAGGAACCTCTATCATGTTACGATCTTTTAAAAGATTTAGCACACGATAGAGTTTATTTGTTTCAGTACCTTCGGTTACTTTTTTTTTGAAAGTACGCGAGTTAATCGTGCGCCATTGACCGATTCTTTCTTAACTGATTTAACAATACGGTCGATACGGTCGATACTTTCGCGCTTGGCACGATCGGCTGTCATATTCCCGCCGCTTGCTGCGGCAGCACTGCCGAAGTCGTCGTCCATTCCGAAGTCTCCATCAAGCTCTCCGTCGACTGTAGGTTCCATAGGCATGTCGTCTGTACCCATTGTATCCGCTATGTCTCCTTCGCCGGTTAAATGTCCAACTCCTGCTATTAGTGCAATACGGGTCAATTCTAATGACGAATAAAGACTTTCGAGACTAGGCTTAACACTAAGTGTAAACAACTCGGCTGCTTCCTGTCCCATTTCGGCGCGGATTGCATCTGCTAATTCCAGCATACTTTCTGTTTGCATTTCAGCAGTATCTTCCATCCAACCTGTAACACGGTCTACCATTTCCTTGGCAGCCATTACTAATTCGGCTTTGTCTTCAGCACCTTCGTATAATGTGCTTTCTTCCAGTGACTCGTCTTCAATGTCTCCGCGCTCGCTAATGGCTGCATTTAGCACATCTAACATCATTTTTGATTTTTGGTATGTGGCATTTTGTACACTGTCAAAACTTTCGTTAGTTTCAACTTGACTAAGCTTGGTACGAACTTTATTGCGAACATCTTGCAGTTGTTCGAGCGTAAAGCTATCCAGGTTAATTCGTTGTCCAAATCGTGCTGCTAAACTTTCATTTAGACTTTTAGAAGTTACTGGCTTTGAAAATTCTCTTACTTGCATGTTTATGTTCCCTGATAGGTTGTTATTTTTATTTATCTAAATCGAGACAGGATATAACTGTCTAACGATTCCTTAGCACTTTGAATATTTTGTTGTGCAATTTCCAGTCGAGAACTTAGAATATCTTGTCTAAATTTGTCAGTTGATCTAATAATGCTGTTTACATAAAAATAACTGTCGTTTGTATTTTTATTAATAATGTTGTCATATCGTCTGATATTTATAGTAGAAGTATCTCTAATATGTGCGTTTGCTAACGCAACAGCACCGTATTTACTATGTGCATTACCAACAGTTTTACTAGTGGCTATATCAACTATTACATATCCAAACCGTTTACTATTACGTATTATTAAACTACCAATTCTAATGGAGTTTCCTTTTACAACTGGAAAATTATAATTAGACATCTCGTTATCAACAATTTCTTCTAACTCTCTTAGTGCTGTTTTAAGATCTTTCATTAGGAATAAACACCACACTACCTTTATAATTAACTTTTGTTAATAGACTTTTCCGAATTAGGTTCTGAGCAACCATTAATTCGCGTTCGGATAATGTTTCACTATAACAGGCAGAATTGATACTGTCAAGTAATGTCTGTTCTTCATTGCTTGTAAATATTTCAAAAGTTTTTAGGATGTCATCTAATTTCATATTACAATAGACTTTTTAAGATCATCACGACTATACGTTAATTTATTTGGCTGACTAGGATCTTTAGCGCCTAATGGGTTTTCAATTTCCACTTCATTTCCTGTAACTCGAGTAATTTTAAAATTAGTTGGAGTACCGCTTGCAGTAGGCAAAGGAATAATTTTTCCAGGTGCAATAGCTTTATCGAGCTCTATTTCTGCCTGAGTAACTGTTCCTTGGTTAGATACTTGCTGTTTTACTCCTCCGTTTGCCGGTGTAGGAGTTGTAGGAGTTGTCATTCCACTTTGCGATCGTGGCTGGGTTCCTACAGTTTGATTAGGTCCAACAGTGCCTGATGATTTGATAGTAGACATACTTGATCCTGTTTGTACTGTTCCGCGCCTTGCTTGTGCTACGCTGTTATTTCGAGGCATTAAGGGTGCTAACTCGCTCAAGTGCTGTTTAATGGTAATAAATTCATTTGCTCTCATTTATTCAATGCCTGAACTCTTTTGCTTGCTGGATTTACACGTTTGGTTTTTTTACTACGTCTTGCCATTCGATTTCCTAATCTTGCTTTGACTTTTTTAAAACTTGCACTTTGCTTGAAATCCAATGGAGCAAAACATTGTTGTGCTTTGCTTACAATTCTTCCGTGTCGTCGTCCGCCAGAACATCGATACTTTCTGACTACCTTACTACCATTTCGGCCCCAGATAAGCTTTTCTTCTAAATCTATATCAAATAATTCACGTAATAACATAATAATATTTATCGCTATGTATTGATCACTGCATTAAGAGCACAATTACAATTGATAGCAAGCTTGCTGAAATTGTACTAGCAGAGCCTATGATAACCTTTGAAAGACTATTTTGACCATGTTTCATATCTTGCGATATACTATCAATTTTATCTTCAACTGTATTCAATCGCCTTCCTAATTCGTCGTATCTTAATGCACATAAATCTACGTGCGCCTCTAAACTTTCTCTTTCTAATTTAGTCGGTCCAATTGACATCTATATCTCCTTGATTGTGTCTATAAGATAGCGGTTGATATGATGCCTAAAGAATGCCTACGAAGATACCTTCTAGTACTATTTAGCTGTTTAATACACTTTCTTTAATAAGTATAGTGTTTTTTATATTTAAATCAACTGGATCAAATATTGCAAACTTAAATATTGCTGTTTCGTTTAGATTAGGAATAAACGGTACTAATTCTAAATCTGCAATTAATAAATCAAGGATATTATCCGAATGTTGTTCGTACTCGACCCAAAATTTCCATATACGGTGTTTGCCTGTGAACTCTGTACCAAACTTGTATAATGCAATATCATCAACAAACTGTACAGGAGAATTGTGTATAGTAGGGTTACTACGTAGACTTAGCGATTGAGATATGGTTAAAAAGTTTTGTTGTTGATGTTGTGCAAACAAGTTATCTGCGCGGCGGGCGCCGGTTTGCGTGATGTCTATCAGGGTTAATATTTGTATTTTCATATCGTATTTAACAGTCATAAAAAAAGGGCTCGTAAAATACGAACCCTTTTTAACATTAAGTTAACTACTATTATCTACGTGGTGCAAATACAGCAACAATAGTTACAGTCGGTGTTCCGGTTAATGCTTCAACAGTTGCATCGGTGAACTCGCCGGTTCCTTGAAGGCGCATAAACACAATGTCAGTTGTTCCGGCAACAAATGCCGATCCATCAGCTGTACCAAACGCTGCTACAGTAAATGCACTATCGCCTACACCGTTAGTTCCGTGTGATGTGGTCAGATACTTGATCCAACCGTTTACTTCCGCATCGGTCATGTTGGTCTTTGCAAAGCTTACAACCAATTCACGTCCTGCATCCGATTGTGAGTTAGAATGTTTTAGATAGTTAGCACCAACTGTGGTGCTACCAATTACTAAGTTTGTTACGTCTGCCATTTTATTTCTCCTCGATCTGTAAATGGACACTTCACGCTCAGTGAAGCTATATAATATTATTTATCATCTTGGAGTAATTTTAGTAAATTAGGTCAGGACGGAGTCCATCTGTGTCGCGGCACCAGTTTAATTTTGCTTTTTTGTGCAATATATCCTTCGCCGCCGAGAATTGTTCCTGTATGAGACGTAATAATAGTTAATGTACTATCATATTGCGCAATAATAGCATTTTTAATTGCCATTATTTGATTAATTGATAGAAATATCATAGGAAGTCCAACTTGATTATGTTTGTGCAGTTGAATTATACGAGCCTGTTTGCTTTTAGTTACTTTACTGTGCTCAAGCCATTCGAGAAACCCTTCTAGATTAATATTTTCAATCGTTGCACCTTTTGTTTGCTGATTAACAAACGTGTAAATAATGTTACTGAGATCAGATAACCCTTTGATTGGGGTTATAATTTCGTCAATCAAAACGGAAGCAGCTCTTACATATCTGCGAAGATTAATAACTTGCTTGAGATTAACTACAGGGTTACTACTAACATAAATTGGACCTAATGATAACACAGTATCTGAGAGTACTGGCATATCGGTAATAGGAAGTGCATCTTTACTACCAAACTCGTTAAAATACGAATGTACTGCAATTCCAACTTGACTATTGGTAATAGATTTACCGATGTCGCTTCTAGCTGCAACGGAATATGTAACTTTGTTAGGAGTAAATTTTATAAAATCATTAGTGTGTACAATACTCTTTTTAGGGTAATACAATAAATCTCCGTATATGTATCCACGAAAATCCGCAGGCATACTTTTTTCAACAATATCAAACATATCAGACATTTCGTCAGCAAATTGATGCCGCCACGGTTCGTTGTTGCCTGTAGTTAGAATAAATTCCTTTAACTCACTACTACTAGTGCTTTTATTACGTCCCCAGCCGTTTTTACCTACTAATACGAATGTCCCAGATGGGTCTCTGCCAAAGTAAATTACAGGAGCACCGTCGAACTTAACAGAAACATCACTGCTGTCTTTACTTAGTTGAGTTATTACGTCTAGTGCGTACATAGCGCCGCGGCTTCCGTGTACAAATACTAGATCTTCTAAATGTTGATATTCTCGGCCAACTCGAGTATTATTCATCTCTTCTTTAAATGCCTTATAATTCATGACAATTCTTTCCACGATTTAAGAGTTTTAAGTTGATTCAATAATTCGTATGCTTGAGTAGCAGACATAGATTTCATAATCGATTCAAGACTATCGAGGCTCGACACAGACGAGTCGGATCCTAGCAGCAGATATGCAACTTGGTCAATATCATTGGTGATTAATTCTCCTCTCTTGCCTTCTAGATTACGTCGGCATAATCCTCTAAATGCATCCCACAGTAGTCCTTTACTGTTTGCTATTAGCATTATTGCTAAATGCTTGTTAACACCTTTATAAGGACTGTCTTGCGGAATGTTGTGTAAATGAAATTTGCTTATTTGCAATGCATGTGGAGTTACTAGCAAGTCAACTTGATAATGATGCCCGCTGACTTCTACATTTAAATGTACAGCAATACCATTTAATTTAGTTGTTGCACCGTTCTGGTCAAATACTTGTTTTAATCTTCGCCGCACCTGCTTTGGATTTTTTTCTCTAAACACATTTTCTAATGCAGTTTGATCAATTAGTACATCATAGTCGCCGCTGGTCTTTCCGACTGTAGGAGTTGCAGTACTACCGATAGGAATAGTTAATATCCCAAGAGGTGACAGTATGTTATCTAAGTATTGTTGTATTGCAGGAATTTTATCATAATTAAAAGGTTCAGTGTTTAAAAAAACATTACCGCCCATTACTTCTTACTTTCAATTATCTTATCTATACCAGTTTTAAACTTGCGAGGATTGTTGGATTTAATAGCATTAATGAATCGTCGTTCTAAATCAATTGCTACTTCTGAGTCGTATGTTTCATGTATCTTTGATAGTAAATTAATGGCACTTTCAATAATATTACTTCCTGTTGATTGAAGAAATTCTTCTACTCGATCGGTTCTTCCGATGGCGCTAAGTTCTTCTAAAATACTTCTAGTGCGTTTTTTCATAATAGATATTCCCCTTAAAGTATTTATACGCAATGTAACAGCTAGATATAATAGTGTCAACGATATTCTATCCATGCAATATATGCATATCGGGTTTGCGATAAGTTTGGCATAATATGCTTGTATTGTTGCGGTTTTTATGTTAAATATAGTTAATGCTGCAATGCAGCACACGGATACACCGATAGGATAAAATATGTTAACACTTTTTCGAGAGCTTTGTAACTCCTTTATAGGGGCTTATGATCGTGACTTACGTCAATGGGCCAGCATGGAATACAAACACGATGCCGAATATGCTTACAATTACGTTATACAATACAAATTAGCGCCAAGATTAGGATTACCAAAATGATTGCAACTATTAAACTATGGTTTGCCAGACGGCAACTTTATAACACTACACACCGAGAATTAGACCGACTGACCAATCGCGAATTACTAGATATTGGCATCGATCGCAAAATGATTACTCGAGTGGCATTAGAAACAGCATACGGATATCGCAGATGAAAAAGTTTTTCAAATCTATATTAAATTCGTCGCTTTTTCCTACTGAAAAACAAAAAATTTATACATGGCTAAGTGAAAGCAGCGATATAGTAGAATTAGAGCGGCGCCAAAGAATAATTGACCGAGGCGATGCACCTTGGCAAGTTGCTGCAAATTATAAATTGAAAGGATGGTCTTAATGGATGTATATCATGCAGTAACAGTATCCTACTGTGCGCTTTGTGAAATAATGCAGCGATTAGCAAAATATATTGTGTATGTATTTGAAGATATTGGCTATGCCCGGGCTACTAGCGAACTAAGCAGAATGGGATATCATAAAGAAGCAGCTACATTAAGAGAAATGCGCCGCAAATTAAAAAATTAGTTGACAATAATAAATTAATATGCTACAGTAGCTTACTACCGTAGTAAACACACACACACAAAGGAATACATAATGAACGATATGAACAAACAATTTGAGCAATTTGCTGAAATGATTAAAGTAGCAATGCCTACTATGCCCACTGTTACTACTTCAAAAAACGGGTACGAAATTAGAACCAAGGTTCTTGAAATGGCTCAATCTCAAACATGGAATGACTATAATGCTAAACTATGTGCGTTTGAGACTAGCATTACCAAGGAAGGTGATGAAATTGTTACTAAAGTGACTATGCCCACTGTACCAGGTATAGATGCGGTATTAGAAGCCGCACAGAAGTTTTATGATTTTGTAAGTGGCAACAAAAAATAATATATTAACTATTAGAGTATAGCTCTCACTAATTAATTAATTAAAAAGCCTTCTGGTATATCATGCCAGAAGGCTTAACCATCTAATCCTAGCTACTGTTGATAGCTTCTCCAACTTAACGAACTCCGTCCCATTGCGGTATCGCCTTGTAGCCATTTAATCCCAGCTGCTGTTGATAGTTTTTCCAACTCGGCGGACTCTGTCTGATTGCGTCCTCGCCTGGTACCCATCTAGATTTTAAAATTTTTGTAGCATACATCAATGATGCAAATGCGTCAGTTGCGATTGCAGGCTCTCCTTCTTTAAATGGTTTCATGCCTAATGACCGAGACGCATATTGATACGAACTCCTAGCAGATTGAGCAATAAGAGTTTCGAGAGCAGGTACTGGACCTTTGTAAAACGATTGTGCTATTTTCACTGCGCGTTCCGGCGAGCCTTTTACATAACTTTTAATAAATTCCTGTTCTTTATTATCGTCGGATTTTAAAATTCTTCTTATATCCATTGTTAATTCGTCTGGCGCGCGTTGAAAATAATACGCTAACTCTTTACCGGAGAACGGGTGTAACAAGAAATCAAAATTTGCCTCAGTGGCCATTTCTCCTAAATTGTCGTCGTCGTCGTCTTCGTAGTCAGGCGAAGTCTGATCTGCTTCACGCTGCACAAAGTTAACTAACTGGTCTAACACTTCATACATAGCATCTAACTTACTTTTAAATAAATTTGACGTTATTGGGTTTTGATCTATAAAATATTCTGCATCAACTGAGCTTAATGGCAAATCTTGTGAATCCATAAACTGTCCAGTTTCAAAATGAAACTGAAATTTACCTTTACGTTTTTTATCATACCATATGTATAATGATCCGTATTTGTTATAAAAGTTAAATTGGTTTTTCTTTTTGGCCGCTGTACACCATTTGGTACCACTACCGAGTATACAACTAGCCTCTTTGGTTTTAGGAACACTGAGTATCCCTAGTGGTCCATTATACAAAACATTAACATCGTCAACTGCTTCGTCACTAGGTGCTGCAAGTTCGGTATTATCAAGTTTGCGAGAAAGTTCGGCTAGCGTATTCCAGTTGTATTGATTAATATCGCTATTGATTTCTAGTCGTTTATGCTGTCCTTTAGTTTTTGTAAATATCGTTAACTCGTCCTCTAGTTTGTATAAATCTTCGTACTTCATTGCGTTTTTAGTAAATTGTTTAATTATCCATACTACAAATTGTTTATTAACTGTAGGGTCGGCATCTTCTGCAGCAGATATCACAGTTAATACAATTTCTTCGTCACTTTTATTATTGGTTATACTTTTAAGATACGTATCGGATTTTGCACGGGTTACTATAGCCGAAGTTGTTGCTAACACGGTTTTTGTTCTATCGTATTCAAATAGTGTAGTTTCTGTAATAAATTCTATGTATCTCATATAACTTCCTTGACTGCTATTTTTTAATATTTATCGTTGCTTACTGTATTAACTAATAAATACTGTATGATAGACCCTGATCCATTTCGAGCAATACTAACTGAATATCGCGGTACAGGAAAATACCGAGTATTCAATGATATTAATAGACAACAAGGCAGCTTTCCTAATGCAGTCTGGAATAATAACAATACTCCTAAACCGGTTATCAATTGGTGTTCAAACGATTACCTAGGAATGGGACAACACCCGTTGGTGTTAGCAGCAATGCATTCTGCGTTGGATCACGCAGGAGCAGGATCAGGCGGTACTAGGAACATAGGAGGTACTGGTCAATATCATATTGCACTTGAAAAAGAGCTAGCAAGTTTACATAATAAACATGCTGCATTGCTGTTTTCAAGTGCATATGTTGCAAATGAATGGAGTCTAATCGCATTAAGCAAAATCATTCCCGACATTGTGTTTTTAAGTGATTCCAAGAATCATGCAAGCCTCATACAGGGTATCCGACACAGTGGTGCTATCTATAAGATATGGCAGCACAATGACATAAGCGATCTAGAAGCAAAATTGGTAGAAGTCGTTGCATCAAATCAAACTCCTTGCATTGTATTTGAATCTGTGTATAGCATGGACGGAGACGTTAGCCCAATTGAGCACATTTGCAATCTTGCCGAGCGTTATGGCGCTATTACTTACATAGACGAGGTTCATGCGGTAGGATTGTATGGAGAGCATGGAGCAGGGTACCTAGAACACCTAGGAATTCAACATCGTGTAGATATAGTCAACGGAACGCTCGGCAAGGCAATAGGCATTAGTGGCGGATATATTGCTGCGGACAGGGATGTTATAGACGCAATTCGCAGTATAGCCAGTGGTTTTATTTTCACAACATCTATGCCACCGGTATTGTGTGCAGGAGCATTGGCTAGCATAAAATATCTAAAGACACATTATAGCCTTCGGCAACAACATCAGCTAAACACGGAAAACTTTAAACAACAATTACAATATGCAAATATTGAATATTTAAAAGAATCGTGTACTCATATTGTTCCTGTAATGATAAGAGATGCAAAACGAGCTAAGTTGATCAGCGATGTATTGTTGGACAAATACGGAATATTTGTCCAACCTATTGTTTGGCCAACTGTAGCAGTAGGCACAGAAAGATTAAGGTTTGCTCCTACTCCGTTACACACAGACATTATGATAGAGCATTGTGTAAAATCATTAAAGGAAGCATTAAATGAATATTAAAAAATTACTATGGCTAGTTACAGGATTCTTTTGCTTAGGAATGACTTATGTTGGAATTGTTGTTCCTGGTATTCCATTTAGCATCTTCTTAGTAATGGCTGCATATTGTTTTAGCAAGAGTAGTGAACGTATGCACAACTGGATATACAATCACAAATATTTTGGACCATTCCTAACTAACTGGACACAAAAAAAAGTATTTCCGACTTACGGAAAGTATGCCATGGTGCTAATGATGACAAGTAGCTTAATAATACTCTGGGTTACTACAGAAAATATTAAAGCAGTAATGTGGAGTGGTGGATTTATGATTTTAGTCGCTATATGGGCTGCTCGGTATCCAGGAAGTGTTGCAGAACAAGAACGTAGAATTGCAGCAGGCGAAAAAATAGCGTGGATTAAATAAATAAAGCGCCGTTAGGCGCTTTATTTTACACATCATCCAATGCCAACCAAGGCACCCAACTCGGATGTCGGATTTCTACACCCATTTGTTTGCGTTTCCTTACTAGTTCATAGTATCCTGGTGCGTGTGGTTTATAAGTTGGCCGAATTAACTTGTTATTGCCTTTACTATGGTTACAAGGAGCACAAGCAGTGACAATATTAGTCCAATTAGTTCTGCCGCCGTGGCTAACGGGTAATACATGATCCATTGTAGCAGTAGTATGATTAACTGTGTCGCCGCAATACATGCACGAATACATATCGCGTAAGTATAAGTTGCTCTTACTAAAACGAGGATTCCGTGATTTCTGCATATATTCCTTTAGCATAATAACAGACGGAACTTTAGTTTCCCAAGTAGGCGACCTTACCATCCAATTGTCGTACCAATCAAGTACAGTAACTTTGTCATGGTACATGTAAAGGATAGCTTCTTTCCATTGGATAGCGCTCAACGGTAAAAAGTTAACCGGTTGACCGTCTGCATTAAGTAATAGAACATCGCCTGACATCTTGCATTTTCCTTAGAATTTTGTAATAGTAATTTATTGGGAATAAGGTTCAAACTCGGTGCCAGCGGCTAACAAGCAGCTTGTACCATTTTTATAAACCTGTACCACCGAATATGTACCAGTAAGTTGATTTACCCGAACTTCAATTACATACATAGTTGTATGAATGTCGTTATCGCGATTGAACCAGTCTTGTGACGCTACTCCTTTAAACAGGGTAAGTTCGTTGTACTTGCTAGTAAGCTCAATTGATTTTTCATATGTTTCGCAAGGAATTGGAGTAATATTTAAATATTGTTGTGCGGTTGCAGTCGACACACTTGCAAATAGTGCAATTGCACTAAGTATGTTACGGGGGTTGTTCATTTGTATTCTCCTTGTACTTTTATAGTATACGACATTGAGACAACATGCAACCGGTATCTGTTAAGAATAATCTGGAAGACTGCCTCCGTATTGTTTTCCTTTTTGCTTACCTACAATTTTTCTACGTTTTTTACTGCCGCCATACTTGGCTTTAACTTTGCTGTCACGACCTCTTAACCCTTGACTCTTACATGAACTTAATGCACTGGCTCCTAGGCTGTTGTCACTCCGCGTACTCTTGCAAAGTTCTTTGCTAGCTTTCCATTCTTCGATATGATCATCTTGTGTTAGTACTTCGTCTATACGCATAGCATTGCTCCGTTTTATTATTTATCAAGCTTTGGATATACAACGCGCCCGATTGGTGATTCTATTTTGAGTATACGAGTCTTGCCGGAAAACTTTACATCTCGGTCGATGCGACGAGTATTTGCTCCTTCGCCTCTAGTATCGGGAGAAACTTGCCTCATTAATTTTCCAAGTAATTCTTCCATGTTTTCTCTGATAGAATCAAACGCGTCAAACCCAACTGCATTCCATCGATCTCGAGGATCGCTGTACGTACTTGCGCGTTTTAATAATAGTATGGCCATTTGTTTAATAATATCAAAGGCCGCCTGTCTAGGAGTGCTATGCTTTTTTAATATTACTATAGTTTCTGTCGCTATACTATTCGATGCCTTGTCAAGGTTTGCTATCATTTCATCAATTGCCCATCCTTCGTCTGGATAATTCATTCCGTCGTACGGCGATTTTTCTTTTGCAAATTTTCTTTCAAAGTCTCGAGGTATTATATTGCTGGATCGATTTGGAGCCTTTTGTGCTAGGGTACGCATGACTTTTTTAGCAGCATCTGATATGGACGCTGCAATTCCGTCTTCGTCGGTGTCGGAGCTGCCTTTTACATATTGTAGCGTTATCAATGCCGGATATCCTCCATGAGTGCCTATTGCATCATTTGCAATTTCCTTGGCAAACTCTACATTGTCGGCTACGTATACTCCGCCCATACTAGCTGTGCTTGCACCGTAGGTGTCGGTGTCGTATGTTTTCTTAGGAGGTCGAGCCAATAGTCCATTTTTAAGTATACTAGGCACCAATGCACTACTAGTTCCGTGATACATTATTTGAGTGCGCTGTTGCTGACGTTCGTATATCTTTGTAGATTCAAGTAATACATCGAACTTTAATCGTAAATATGTTTTAAACTTTTCAAAATTAACAGTGTTGTCAAATATATAAAGTTGCGAATACGAAAGCTTTCTCCGACGAGAATCTGGATAAGTTTTATCATTGCTAAACGTATAATTGTTGCTTGTAATTTTTTCTAACACTGCCTGCGACGCATTACCTAGTATATGCAATTGGCCAGTGGCATCTAACATTAAGAACATGTAATCGTAAGCATTTCCAATTTGTGCATCTTTGATTGCTAGTGTTTGTAATTTTTCTAAAATTTTAATACTCTTTTGATCAACTGATTCGCAAAGTGTAACTCCTATCAATTCTGCTTCAACTAAGTCAAGGTACAACGAGTAATCTTGTATGCCATTAAAATCTTCTAATATTAACGGATAGTGATCTATAGAAAAGTTGTGATATCTCATAATAGTCATTAATCCTTGAGTTGCATGTATATTGTAATTACATCGCCTATTTTCATGTTAATTCATCTCTAATCATTCCGGGCGGATCATTCCAGCCAGCCAGGCATACTTAGGATCCATTGCTATTAGTTCCCTTGCAATTTTGTTGTTGATGATATTTCCATTGGCCATAAAATGAACAGCAATTTGACGGGCACCGCGATCGCCGTACAAGTCTATGAACCATCGATAAAACTCATAGTCCAACGAAATTCTATTGTAGACAAATTGATCTAGCCAGCTAGAAATTGCTCCAAATGTGATTGTTCCGTCTGGGCGTCGATCTGGACCGCCGTCGTCTTCGTCCATTTCTAAATACGACGTGGTAGCACGTATAATAGTTTTTGTCGAGACCGGGCCATTAACATTAAAGATTATATAAGGGCTACCTTCTAATGCATAATTTACTATTTCGTCACTAGGATTAGCAATATCTCTTATCAAAAACGGATCTTGGTCAATTACTATGCGCTGCACATCTTCGCTAGGATTGCGTATATATTGCAGAGCCGCTGACGATTTTTTAACAGCTTGCAAGGTACTACGGTCAGTTAGATTACTAATATATTTTAGCATAAATAATGCGTGATTTACGACCAATGTTTGCATGTTTTGATCTAATTCTATCATATTCTCGTCATTAATTAAAACATACATATAAGCTCTAGTGAATACTGGATCTTTTACAGATAGTAACGATGTTTCAATACTCGGATCTCTTTGAGGGTTGTCCACTCTTTGATTTTTATTACGAAATTCTTCTATTACCCGCTCTAATTCTTCTTTGTCATATCTCATATTACTTCTTGCAGTATTTACTTTGCCATAGGCTTCTGTACCACTGGACACCATTTGAACATACTTGTCACTGTCTATGCCGGTTTGTCTGTCAAATTCCTGTTTGGTTAAGGTTCTATCATTTTTGTCAAAATACTCCATTTCGTCATGTACTGCAATTGCCCATTTGTTGCCTGTTTGTTTTTGTAAGAAGTAAATTAAAGTAACACCTGTGTCTCTGAAATATTGTTCAAAATTACTTTGAGTTTGCTTAGTAGTACACCAGTCTGTATCTTTTCCATGAAAGCAACTAGCATCTTTGTTCAATGGAACTACTATTAACCATTGGTCGTTTTCAGCTAGAATATGACTGTCGCCTTTTCCTACAGCTTTCTTTTGCTGAGTTTGACTCTTTTGTTGACTTTTTGCTGTGACAAATTGTTGAAAACGAGACCAGTCTTGTTTTCCCCACCAATCGATATTACGCTCATTTCCTCGAACTTGATTTCTATTAACTAGTTCTTTGTAAGATGCTATGATTTTATTTACAGCATCCGGATCTGCCGACTGTGCAAACTTCTGTGCTACTTCTTTATAACCTTCGACTATTATTTCGTAAACTTTCATAGTATCCTCTTAGTTATATGTTTACCACGTATGCGTTGATGCCAAAATATTCCCTTACTAGGAGCAGCAATCCATGCAGCATATAATGCTTTGTTAACATTTTGAACTCGAAATCTCCGTCCGTTACTCAATGCCATTACTACGCTCTGATTGGGATTTAATGTAATGTTAGTTATCCAGCTACTAACTACTGGCGCTTCGCACATAATGATTTCAAATATCTTCATATAAGTATTTATAACTTGGTTGACAATGTTGACAAAAAGTTATACATTCACACAATTCAATTAGAAAGTAACAGAGCAGATTTAATGAAAGCAACATATTAATGAGAGTTACTACACTCGAAACTGCAAATAAAAACTGTAGAGTATATCAACTAGGCTGGTGTTATCCTATATATATCCAGAATTTTTACCATTTTGAAAAATCTAAGAGCGTACTGATCCGGACATTCGGCGATCCGGCTTTTAAATATCAGTTTAATAAATGCAGTCTTTCTGTAAAGGATAGGTACACCTACTACTATCCGAAACAACGACGTTGGTTTGCTGGTAATCGCCTGTGGAACAACACTTCGCCGCGTGACTATTGGCTAGTTTTTAGAAGCAATGCCGATAGAACACTGGCGCTATTGATGCTGCCTTTATGAATCCAGAAGTTGACGCATATGGCACACAAAGATGGTATGAGAACGGCAAACTACATAGGATTGATGCACCTGCTTTAATATATGCAAATGGTGATCAATCTTGGTACAAGAACGGCAAACTGCATAGGATTGATGGCCCTGCAGTAATAAGAGATGGCACACAATCTTGGTACAAAAAAGGTGTACTGCATAGAACAGATGGTGCTGCTGCGATTTATGCAGGTGGTGATCAATTTTGGTACAGAGACGATGTACTGCATAGAACAGATGGTCCGGCTGTAATTTATGCAGATGGCACACAAGAATGGTACTTAGATAATATTCGTTACAAATTTGCCCAATGGATCGAGTTGACACCACTCAACAATAATGCTAAGTTGTTGTTGCAAATCCAATGGAGCAACAATGAATCCAGTAGTTGACAAATACGGAACACAACGGTGGTACACGAACGGTGTACTGCATAGGACTGATGGCCCTTCTGTAATATGGGCAGATGGTGATCAATTTTGGTACCTCAACGGCAAACTGCATAGAACAGATGCTCCTGCTGTAATAGATGCAAGTGGTGATCAATATTGGTACAAGAACGGCAAACTGCATAGGACCAATGGCCCTGCTGTAATTTATGCGAATGGAGATCAACTTTGGTACATGAACGATGTACTGCATAGGACCGATGGCCCTGCTGTAATATGTGCAAATGGCACACAACTTTGGTACCTAGACGATACTTTTTACAGTTTCGCCCAATGGCTCAAGTTGACACCACTCGATGATAATGCCAAGTTGTTGTTGCAAATCCAATGGAGTTCACAATGACTAATTATATTATTTGTATTATTAATTGGAACGTAAAGCATTTGCAGAAACAGTTACACGGGTGTCCTTATGCAATCGAATACAAATATAATAACGGTCGTGCATGTGATCATCGTATGGTTGTAAAATGCCGGGCATACAAATATCTAGTAGTCCGGCTCAGATTAGCCGGATTAATAAAGAATTAATAGTTACAAGTATTTCTCATCAATGGTTTATAGGAGCAAACCTGTCACATCGTAATAATAAAACTTATATTATTGCTTTTGTTAATCTTAATCACAGAAATTGGGCTTGTTTATTGTAAGGTTACTTAACAATCGGTAGTCGAAAGGTTAACACACTTCTAGGACCGCGAGTGGTATTAATTTTAATTTCGCCAGTTTTGTCAAAATATTCAATTTTAGTAATAACTGCTGATTGATTATTAGGACCTACTAAAATTGTTTGACCTAGTTCCAGTTCTACGTTCACACGAGTAAGGGTGCTCATTATATTCTCCTTGACTTACTTGGTATTTATTCCTTGGTTGACATTGGTGTGTTAAAGTTGTATATAACAGTAGTATCTAAGCAATCAACTTTAATACAAAATACGTCTACTACAGTCTATGCATATAGATAACCGATACTATCTGGTCCTTGAATTGATAGCATCTGTTCTAATTTTAAATAATGATAAATTTCAGTGGTGCAAAAATGAATCCAATAATTGACAAATTTGGTACAAAGCGATGGTACAAGAACGAGCTGTTACATAAAGACCACGGTCCGGCTATAATTTATGCAAATGGCTCACAAGAATGGTACAACAACGGTGTACTGCATAGAATGGATGGGCCTGCTGTGATCGACGCGGATGGAGATCGATTTTGGTTCAGAGACGGCAACCTGCATAGGACCGATGGCCCTGCTGCAATTTATGCAAGTGGTGATCAATTTTGGTTCAGGGACGGTGTACGTCATAGAATCGATGGTCCTGCTATAACATATGCAAGTGGTGATCAAGAATGGTACAAGGACGGCAAACAATACAGTTTCACCCAATGGCTCGAGTTGACACCACTCAACAATAATGCTAAGTTGTTGTTGCAAATCCAATGGAGCGATCATGAATCCAGTAGTTGACGCACATGGCACACAACGATGGTACATCAACGATGTACTGCATAGGACTAATGGTGCTGCTGTAATACTTGCAAGTGGCAAACAATATTGGTACAAGAACGGCAAACTGCATAGGACCGATGGCCCTGCTGCAATTTATGCAAGTGGCACACAAGAATGGTACATGAACGGAGAACTGCATAGAACCAACGGTCCTGCTATAATTTATGCAAGTGGCACACAATATTGGTACTTAGATAATATTCGTTACAGGTTCAACCAATGGATCGAGTTGACACCACTTGATGACAATGCCAAACTGTTGTTGCAAATCCAGTGGAGCAACAATGAATCCAGTAGTTGACAAAGATGGCACACACGAATGGTACCTCAACGGAGATCTGCATAGGACCGATGGGCCTGCTGTAATACATGCAAATGGTGATCAAATTTGGTATGAGAACGGAGATCTGCATAGAACGGATGGCCCTGCTGCAACTTACGCAGACGGCACACAAAGATGGTATGAGAACGGCAAACTGCATAGAATCAATGGTCCTGCTGCGATTTATGCAAGTGGTGATCAAGAATGGTACAAGGACGGCAAACAATACAGTTTCACCCAATGGCTTGAGTTGACACCACTTGATAATAATGCTAAGTTGTTGCTGCAAATCCAATGGAGCGATCATGAATCCAGTAGTTGACGAATATGGCACACAAAGATGGTATGAGAACGGCAAACTGCATAGAATCAATGCACCTGCTGCAATTTATGCAAGTGGTGATCAATTTTGGTACAAGAACGGCAAACTGCATAGAATCAATGCACCTGCTGTAATATGTGCAAATGGTGATCAATATTGGTGCCTAGACCACAAACAATACAGTTTTAACCAATGGCTCGAGTTGACACCCCTCGATGATAATGCTAAGTTGTTGTTGCAACTCAAATACAGTACCTAATCTCAAACCAATCTAATAAGGATACTGCTGTGCAATCTTCAATCTCAAACCACTCGCCTGAGGAATTTCTCCACACCCCTACTTCTAAATGTAACTGAGCTTCTAGAACCCTTACTTGAAGAGGATCGACTTTTAGTCGATGTAATAAGGTTAATGGAGTACTACTACCGGTGCATAAACTGCGTAGTCTATTCACCGGATCCTTTGAGAACCCAAATTTTACTGCGCCTGCGCCGTTACTGATACAATACAAATACATGCTGTACTTAGCTGAGACAAACTGATCTGTATAAGATTATGATAAGGCCCCGCTGCTAACATACGCAAGTAACACATACACATAACCCAATGACCCCGCTGCTAACATACGCAAGTAACACATACACACAAACAAAAGGCCCCGCTGCTATAACATACACATACACACAAACAAAAGGCCCCGCGTCTAACATACACAATTAATACATACACATAACCCAATGACCCCGCTGCTAACATACGCAAGTAACACATACACACAAACAAAAGGCCCCGCTGCTAACATACGCAAGTAACACATACACACAAACAAAAGGCCCCGCTGCTAGGGAACAGCTAAACACTGCAATGATACTAAAAGACCTGCTAGGAATATGCTGTAATAACATACTAACACATATACAAAACAATGTCAAATAATTAAAAATAATTATACTTGCATACAGTGAGAACTCTAGTAGTGTAGAGTACGCTCTTATCTATTAAAGAACACGCAGAAGAAATGCTTAAAACTTTTAGAGAGTACACGGTACGAGAATGCTGGAAAACGCATAAGGAGATTCTGGAGAACGCAAGAAAAGTAAAGAAAAGTAAAGAAAAGTAAAGGAAAGTAAAGGAGATTCTGGAGAACGCAAGAAAAGTAAAGGAGATTCTGGAGAACGCAAGAAAAGTAAAGGAGATTCTGGAGAACGCAAGAAAAGTAAAGGAAAGTAAAGGAGATTCTGGAGAACGCAAGAAAAGTAAAGGAAAGTAAAGGAGATTCAGG